CGACGGACTTCCAACGGACATCCTAGAGCCTTCCAACGGAATTCCACGGAATTCCACGGAAGAAGATGGAGCGCCTCGGAATTCACAACGCAAAGAAAAAGAAAAAGAAAAAGAAGAGAAAGAGGGATTAACTCTTGCGCCGGTTTCGGCGCGAAAGAGTGATCCCCTGTGGGATGCATTTGTTCGGGAAATGGGCAGTGCACCGGAGACGCAAAGCGAACGCGGTGCATGGAACAAAGCCGCAAAGGAACTCCGCGACGTCGGTGCAACCCCTGAGCAGGTGCGGCAACGCTGCACTGAGTACCGGGCGCGATGGCCGAAGACTGACCTCACCCCTCCCGCCCTCGCAAGGCACTGGGGCGCACTGGCACGCCCAAGCCCCAACGGGAAGGGCAGGTCACAGCAGATCGACACGCTCACGCAGACGGTGGTTACGGGACGATTAGCGAGAGAGAGAGCAGAACGTGAAGCAGCAGCGAGAAACGCGGAAGCGCGCGGCGACTAAGGGGCGACTGGCGACGAGAGATTTCGACGCCGCGGTTGTCGGTGGTCCGCGCGGCTTCTCCGCAAAGGAGTGGGTCGCACAGAAGGCTACCGAGGCACAGGCACGCATGGACGCCCTGGCAGCAGCGGGACAGCCATTCGTGCCGAAGTACCGCAAGACCCACAACCCCGCCGAGGAGAGGCAGCGTGCGCTTGACGCCGCGTTACCCGCCGATTGGCAGCGGATGACACTGGAAACGTTCAACGGCTACACAGAGGAACTGCGTGCCGCCGCGCTCCAGGTTGCCGACTTCATTGAACGCCCGATGGGTTTCCTGTACCTGTACGGCGACGTTGGCACGGGCAAGAGCCACCTTGCAGCGGGCGCGGCTATCCGCCTGATTGATCGCAAGTACATGGTGCGTGCCTACCGCGCCGCCGATGTCGCCACGATGATTCACCGCGCCGTGTTTGAACACAACCTCGAAACGGTGATGGATCGCCTGAAGAACGTGCGTGTCCTCGTCCTCGATGACCTGGGCGCGGAACACCTGAGCGAGTTCATGGCGAACCAGTGGTATGACCTGCTCGACTACCGCTACCGCACGGTCAGCCCGACGATCATCACGGCGAACCTGCACCCTGATCGTCTCGATATGCCGCGCCTTGCCTCTCGCCTCAAAGACGGGCAGTGGGGTTCGGTTATCGGCATTGCCGCGAAGGATTACCGCGCCTACGCCACGCCCCCGAAGATGCACACGGCGGCAGACGACTACGCCCCGCCCTCGGAGTGGGAGAAGACCTGCGGGACGTGTGGCGGCACCGGCCTTGTGCGCCGTGACCTCCCCACGCATCACGCCGATTTCGGCAAAGCGTTTCTCTGCCCTGAGTGTCGGGGCGGCGGGCCAGCACTGAAGAACGGAGTTCACTGATGCAAGACACCACCCTGCTAGAGCGCATCGCGGATCAGGCCGCGGTCATGGTCCGCTGCCGGGAGCACTACGCCGCCACCGGAGACTTCGTGGCGCAGCGTGATTATTTGGCATCTATCAGGATGCTCAAGGCGCTGCTCGAACGCAGAGCCGGGAAGCCGGAGGGGGAGTGATGGCACGAAAGACGACGAAGCGCGAGGTCCACAAAGCACTCGGAGCGATTCTCGCGCTCTACTACCACGACGTTACGCCCGTGAGCGATAGCGTCATCCTCCTCAACGTGAACGGTGCCGACTTCCGCATCACCGTCAGCATCCCCCGCGCGCTGCATGGTCGGGGTGGCCCGAAGAAGCGGGCGGGCAAGCCGGAGGACACCAATGGATGACCTTGTAGCCATCGCAGCGCGGGCACTTGCCGAGCGGGATGCCCGTATCGCCGCGCTCACCCAGGCGGCGGATGCCCTCCTGTTTGAGTTGTCCGTTGACCCAGCGCCCGATCCCACGGGACATGTGGCGCAATGCGCGGACGCCTTGCGCGCCCTCCTGACCGCTGCGGAGCGGGCGGGGAAGCCGGAGGACACCGATGAGTAGGCGCGAGGACTTTCTCAGAGAAGTGATGCGACAAGGGCAGGAGATCGCCACCCTCCGCGCCGCCCTTGCCGAGCGGGATGCCCGTATCGCCGCGCTCACGGAGTTGCTGCGGGAGACGTATCCGTACCTGCCACTTGCCGTATCACTCGCGGAGGAGTTGGCGGAGATGTTTCCCGACATCGCCCGTCCGTATGATCGGACCTACCCCTGCACCAGCGACCAGTTCACCCACACCTACCACTACCCGCACGGCGACGAGGGGGATGCATGACCACGACGATGCCGTGGAGCTTCCCGGCGGCGCGCCTGATGCAGCAGGTACTGAAAGCCTGCCAACTCCCGCCCGATGTCGAGGCGGTATCGCAGGGCTGGTTCGTCCAGGCAGCGGAGATATTGGCGCGGCAGGGCGGGGCGGATCACGTCACGGGCGAGCATATCGCACAGGTGACGCGCGATCTCCTCGCATCGCTCAAGGCGGAGGACACACCATGAAGATCAAGCGCACCTGGCGCCTCACCCCCACCCTCCGCCTCGCCATCCTCCACGATGACCAGGGCCGCGTCTGGAAAGCGCCGCTGCATCTCAAGGACGGGCGCTGGTGGTATCGGCTCATCGACGTGACGCCGTATGTGCGGGGGGAGCGGGGTGACGTGTGACCGGACAGTTCGTAGTGGGCGCAAACGCGCTGTACGCCCCGCTAACGCCATCAAAAAGAAAAAACACGACCACAGAGTGCTTTGCAGGGGGTAACGACGCTCTCCGTGGCGCTGAAGTGGCTCTACGGGCGCGCCCTCGAAACGTCCCCGACCTGATTGAGTTCCTTGCTTCGCAGGAAGAAGGCATCGCACATCGCCACGTACTCATCGGAGAACGACTTATTTGCCACGCGGCGCACCGTTCCATGCTGGTTCGGGAAGTCGCGGTATCCAGTGATCTTCGTTCGGTACTTCGTGTTGTCGGCTTGGAGGTCACGGAGCGCAAGGACATTCAGTGCGGCTTCCCGCTTCACGCGGAGGTAAGGCAGGAGCGCACGCAAGATTTCCTCAGCCCGCTTGTCACTTGCCTGATACCGATAGAGCGGACGGCCTTGCGCGCTATGTGGTTTCTCAGGGTAGTACCAGCCACCGAGCGTTTCCGCGATGAACTTGATTGCCGGTTCGTCAACCATGTGGATGTGAATCATCGCATGGTATCCGCGGGTCTGCCTGTCCTGCCGCTCGTTGATCGACGTGCGCTTCACGCGAATGCACGCCTCTCCGTCGAAGATGCCCGCGATGTACGCGAGGTCTGTTGATCGTGTCACGTTACACCTCCCAGTGTGTCTACGTGATTATACCATCGAAAGGGGGTGAGGCCAATGGGTAGTGATGTTCAGCCAGTGTATGAGCATGCGGGAATCTCTCTGTATCAGGGCGATTGTCGGGATGTTCTCTCGCGGTTGCCGGATAACTCCGTGCAATGTGTTGTAACTTCGCCGCCTTATTGACTTCGGACTGCGGGATTACGGTGTGGCGGGACAGATCGGCTTAGAGCAATCGTCCGCCGAATACGTGGCCGCGATGGTCGCCGTGTTCCGCGAGATGCGCAGAATCCTCCGCGACGATGGGACTCTCTGGTGCAACCTCGGTGACGCTTTCGGGCCGAACAAGCAGTTGCAGATGATTCCCGCTCGCGTTGCGCTGGCACTTCAGGCTGATGGGTGGGTGCTTCGATCCGATGTGATATGGGCGAAACCGAACCCGATGCCCGAAAGCGTCACGGATCGCCCCACGCGGAGCCACGAATATATTTTCTTGCTCTCGAAGGCGGCGCGGTACTACTACGATGCCGAGGCGATTGCGGAACCCGTGAGTGCGTCGTCTGACTTCGGGAAGCCGCGCCCGATTACGCCCATGTCCTCGAGCATTGGGCCGCATCGCGCACGTCTCGGCAACGGCTCCGTTGGTTCCGCGACTGGCCGCAACAAGCGCGACGTATGGACGGTCGCCACCGCGCCCTATCCCAACGCGCACTTCGCCACCTTCCCGCCCAAACTGATCGAACCCTGCATCCTCGCGGGCACATCAGCGAAGGGCGCGTGTCCCGCGTGTGGTGCGCCGTGGCGAAGAATCGTGGAGAAGTCAGCGTCACCGCACGATGGACACACCGCGAGCGCCTACGCGACGGGGAGCAACGGCAATCGCATCTCATTGGCACGTCAGGCAGCGCGCGAGCGAGGCGGCGAATACGCGAGTGCCACCGTCACGCTCGCCTGGGAACCATCCTGCACCTGCGGGCGCACCGATACCGTGCCATGTACGGTTCTGGATATTTTCGCAGGCGCAGGCACAACCCTGCTCGTGGCGAAGAACCATAACCGGCAGGCGGTGGGTATCGAACTGAACGAATCCTACTGTCGCCTGATCGTGGACAGGCTCGCGCAGGACGTGCTCCCGTTGGAGGTGCTGCATGACCGCTGACGCCCGCGACACCACCACGACCCGCACCACTCCCGCCCAACAGATGATTCGCCGCGCCGAACGCGAGCGCCATGAAACCGCCCTCGCCACCGTCCTCCATCAAGCGGGGCTGCCCGAACCAGTCCGGCAGTTTCGCTATATGCCGGGGCGCAAGTTGACGGCGGATTTCGCCTATCCCCATGTGCGGCTGCTGATCGAAGTGCAGGGCGGTTCATGGGGCGCGGGTCATAGTCGAGCAGATCGGTATGCAGAGGATCGGGTGAAGGTGGCGGAGGCGCAAATGGCGGGCTGGGTGGTGATCGAGGTAACGCCGGTGATGATCGGGGATGGACGGGCACTTGATTTGATCGAGCGCGCGTTGAAAGGGGAGGGCGCATGAACATGCCCGTGGAGGCCACTCAGAGCCACGGAGAGACGTTTTCGGGTGTACGGACGCAATCCGGGTTGCGCGGCATTTGCGCGCTCACAGCGTACGTGGCATGCGTGTACGGCGCCAACTTGGCGATCAGCACCTTCGGCATCATCCGCCTTTGGCCGCTGCCGCTTTATGCGCCCGCTGGCGTCCTCTTCGTCGGGGTGGCGTTCAGCGCGCGCGATTGGCTCCAGGAGACGTTGGGGCGCCGCTGGACAATCCTCGGCATCCTCATTGGTGCTGCCCTCTCCGCCTTCCTGTCGCCTGCGCTCGCTGTAGCGTCTGCTACGGCTTTCCTCGCCAGTGAGACCGCGGACCTCCTGGTGTACTCGCCGCTGCGCGCGAAGCATCGAGCATGGGCGGTGACGCTCTCGAATACCGTGGGGGCTGTCGTGGATTCGGCCTTGTTTCTCTGGCTGGCCTTTGGGTCGCTCGCCTTCTTCTGGGGGCAGGTGATTGGCAAGGAGTTGATGGTCGCGCCGGCGCTGATCGTCCTGGCACTCATCCGATGGCGCAAGCGGATCCGTGAAGAGCAACGGGACCTGCACGTGGTGAAGCGGATCACGGCGTTGATGGAAGCGGAGCGGGACACGGTGCTGGACGACTTGGAGCAGCAGGTGGACGCGGCGATTGCGCGGCGGAAGGCGGGGGCATAGATGGAATCTACGAAGGTCTGCTCCCGCCCCACCTGCCCCCACCACGGCGTCCCCCAGCCCCTCACCGCGTTCCGCCCCGAACCTACCTATGCCCTCGGCGTCTACTGCTGGTGCCGTGACTGTGTCCGCATCTACCGACAGGAGCGGCGACGGGCGCGATTAGTAGAGTGTCAAGCACGGGATCGTGCTGCCTATGCACGCCGGCGGGAGCATCATCGCGAGCGGAAACGACGGAGTGAGATCAGGCGAGCGCTTCGGAAAGGGGAGGGCTGACATGGCAGCACGGGCACTGATGGATGCGGGAGTGCAGAAGGAGGCGAGTGACATGGTAACGGCAACGCGGAATGGCAAGGAAACGACGGGGCAGGCAACGGGAGATGCACGGATCGTGCTGTTGCCCGCGCGCAACATCCAGCGCTGGGAGGTGCGGATCGTCGGGGAAACACCGCTCATCACGCATCGCTTCGGTGAGGACGCCATCCAGGCGATTCAGGACGCGCAGGGAGGCGCGGCGAAGACGAAGAAACCACCCCGTGACCCGCGGCGTGAGTTCGAGCAGGGGATGTACCGATTGCCGGACGGTGGCTACGGCTTCCCGGCGGCGGGCGTGAAACTGGCAATGACAATCGCGGGTCAGCGCGAGGCGGGTGAGAAGCGCACCGAACTGATGGGGCGCATCTCCATCGCGTCGGAACATCTGGAGATCATCAGCGACCGCCCACCGGAGATGCGCACGGACCGCGTGCGTCTCTCGGGCATGGCGGGGGTGACGAGCCTCGCCTACCGCCCCGTCTTCTGGCCGTGGAGCATGCTCGTGCCCATCCGGTTCAATGCGAACACGATCCAACTCGATCAGGTACTCAACATCCTCGACATCGCCGGGTTCTCGGTCGGCATCGGTGATTGGCGCGTGGATCGCAAAGGCACCTTCGGGCAGTTCAGCGTCGATTACGACTCAATCAGGCAGGTCGCCTAGACCCGCGCGAGGCGCGGCGAGGCATGGCAGTGTCATGTCGGGTCGGGCAAGTCAGGATAAGCCCGTGAGGGCGCAAGGTGGAGCGTGGCTTGGCATGGTTAGGTCTGTTTCTGCCTGTTACGGAATGATGGCTGGTTCCCAGCCCACCGGGGAGCAATCCCCGGATGGCTGCGATGGCAGCGCGCGGCCAGGTGAGTCGAGGCGAGGTTGGGTGAGGTTTGTTGTGGCGAGCTACGGCAGAGGACGACAGCCCGTGAGGGCGCAGGGCCAGGCTTGTCTATGTAGCGCGTCGTTCGGTCGGGTCTGGTACGTCATGGATGGCTGGTTCTCAGCCCCCCCGCTCCTTCGGGGGCGGGATGGCTGCGAAGGCAGCGCGAGGTGGGGTCGGGTCGCGCGGGGTTTGGTTGGGCTATGTACGGCTGGGCAAGGAACAATAGCCCGTGAGGGCGCAAGGTAGCGCAAGGTAAGGTTAGGCGGGGCCCGTTCAGGTCGGGTTTTGCCCGGTTTTGATTCGTCGTCAAGTCATCAAGGAGCAGCAACGATGGTCGTCACGGTTCGGTTCCGTCCCGGTACACCCTTCAAGACCGCGGAAGCGCCGAAGGTCGAGCGCGCACTGGAGCGCGTTGCCCGCCCCGATGGCATGTTCGAACCGCAGGACGTGGTAGACGCCGCGCGCCCTGCATCCTCCGTCCTGCATCCGTACTTCGAGTGGGACGACAGCGAAGCGGCGCGTGAATATCGGTTGTGGCAGGCGCGTAATCTGACGCGGGCCGTCGAGGTGCGTGTCCTCACCGCCGACAACGCTGAACACTGGGTGCCGAAGTTCAACAGCGTCATGGTGCAGACCGACGCCGGCGTCAATGAGCGGCGCTATGCCACCCTCGCGGTCGTCAAGCAGCAACCGGACCTGATCGCGCAGGTGCAGCAACGCCTTGAGGACGAACTACTGGCCTGCAAGCGGCGCTATGAGGCTCACGCGCACATCCCTGAGTTCCATCAGCGGTTCGCGGAAGTCTTCGACGCGGTGGATCGTCTCGCGTTGGTCGCTGACTAGCGCGGCGTTCAGTTGTGCGTCTGAGCGGCACTAACAAGAATCACGGAGGGGGCACCGATGGTGGCGATGACTGAGGAGACGCAACAGCGAAGAGATGATCGCTTCCCGACGTACAAGTTCAAACGGCTCATCGTCCTCGGTGGCTACTATCGCGCCAGCAGTGGGTATGGTGAGGTGGGCGGCGATACGTTCTTCGGCATCCCGTGGGCCGCGCTCGAACGCGCCGAACTCTCTGAGGTCGCCACCATCATGCTGCGCGTCATCGGGGATCGCGTCCGCCATCATCTGAACGTCAAGCACTTCCCTGTGTGGCTTGCCATGCAGTGCGGCGTGATTGTGGAGGGCAACGGGTCTGGCTGGCGATATGCATTTCCCGATAAGCCGCGCAAGGTGATGGACGACTATGAGACGGCGCGCATGTTCCATGTGAGCGAATCGACGGCGCGTGAGTACCGCGATGAGATGCAGCGCGTCCTCGATAACGAATGGTGCTGGATGATGACGCGGGAGCGTTAGACTTGACAGAAAAGGTTAGCACGGATAGACTTGACATCAAGATACCGAAACTGTCTCTATCGCGCCGCCATCGGCGCATTTTTCTTGCCCGCCCCGCCGTCTCTCCCGCGGCGTCACGCACTCCCCATGCGTTCGGGCGGGCTTCCCTTCGTACTCTGCCGTCCGATGTCATGCTCGCCGCCATACGAACAGCCGATGGCGGTCGGGATCGATTCGTGGCAACGGCGGTGTGGGTAACTATTGGGGAGGCGAACGCCATGCTGCTAGTGGCTGTGACCCTCCATCTCTGGTACGTCAAACTGCTCATCGGGCTCGGCATGGCAGCCTACGGCGTCTGGGCCATCTGGCGTGAGTGGAATCGGTGGAGATGAGATGGTCACAACCGCGCCTCTGCCAACACCGCGCGTGGACCCGACGCCACGTGCTGCCCTGCGTGCCGTCCACGAGCAGCGCGTGCATGGGCAGGCGACGGTGAAGGAATGGATCATCGCCAAGCATGGAGACAGGCCACGGGATCTGTGGCTCAGGATGCTGCTTAGAGTGAGTGACGACTAGCGCGATATTCTAGCGCCTCCAGTGTGAGACTGAGGTACGGCGGGATTTCCCGCACGCCCCGCTCCCAACGTGAGACGGTCATCACGTCCACGCCGAGCAACATGGCGAGCTTGGCTTGCGACAAGGAGAGCGCCTTGCGGCGCTCCTGAAGTTCCTGTGGTGTGATCGGTGTCATCGTTATGCCCATCCCGCAGGAGAGTTCTTCTCGCTGGGAACGTCGTCGTACTTCCGGTCTTCGGGCCATTCATACACCGTGTGCATCGCGCTCTGTACCGCGCCATAGGCGGCGGCCGGGGTGAAGCGGTAGCGGTTCTGAAGTTCGCTCATCGCGGCGTACTCGGCTTCCTTGCGGCTGGTGCCCCGGTCGTTGCAGCGGTCGATGATCTGGCAGGCCATTTCGTACGGGGTCATCGGGGCCATGGTGGTACTCCTTCGCTTCGTGCGTGGTGGTTAGCGTGCGCCGAATGTGCGGGGGGTGCGCGGTACGCTGAGTTCGTGGTCAAGGATGGTCGCGATGGCGTCACGCTTGCTGAATGTCTTATCGATGCTCATCACCCGCCGCGTGCGTCGTGCCATCGCGATCAGGTCTTCCTTGCTTTGCTTGGCCAGTTGGTCGTAGCGCACGCTCCGCTTCTCCATGATTGCCGCGACCCGTTCCTCGTACGTCATCGTCTTGCTCCTTCGCTTCGTTGGTCCTATCTCCACTGTCATCAGTATAGACCATCGGCCTATAGAAGTCAAGGGGTTTATGGGGGCACTATCGTGGCAATCTCGCACCTGAAACACCTCAAGCCCGATACCCGTAATGCACGCCGCCACAATCCGCGCAACATCGGCATGGTGGAGACGAGCCTGCAAACCGATGGCTTCGGCCGCTCCATCCTCCTCGACCGCGACGGCAATATCCTCGCGGGCAATGGCGTCACTGAGGCCGCGGGAAATGTCGGGCTTGAAGACGTGATTGTCGTGCCGAGCGATGGTACGAAGGTGATCGCCATCCAGCGCACCGATGTTGAGGCGGGGAGTGAGCGGGCCGTGCGCCTCGCCATCGCGGACAACCGGACACAGGAACTCAGCGACTTCGATCCTGCCGTGATCGCGGCCCTGAGTGAAGAAGTCGATCTGTCGGACTTCTGGCATGAAGATGAGATGGACGCGCTGCTGGAGGGGATCACCGAGGATGCGGAGCCTGCTGCCGATCCAGGCGCGCAGATGGATCGCGCCGAGGAACTCAACCAGAAGTGGCAGGTGGCGCGCGGCGACCTGTGGGAGATCGGCACGCATCGGCTTCTGTGCGGTGATAGCACGGATGCGGGCGATGTGGCGCGGTTGATGGGCAGTGAGCGGGCCGATTTGGTCTTTACCGACCCACCGTATGGCGTGTCCTATCAGATGAAGATGACGACTGAGCGAGCGATTGCCTTACACCGCCGCAAGGATCACATGGAGGTGCCGAACGACGATCTGGGTGATGAAGGAACCCGTGCGTTTATCGCGGCCGCGGTTGCGGTTGCGCCGATGCGACCGGGCACACCGTTCTATCTGTGTTCCCCGCCGGGGAACACAGAGACTTCATTCCGATTGGCGCTCGCGGATGCCGGCTTGCAACTCAGGCAGTGTATTGTCTGGGCGAAGAACATTTTCGTCATGGGCCGGCAAGATTACCATTGGCGGCATGAGTCCATTCTTTATGGATGGAAGGACGGTGCGGCGCACTTCTTCGCGGAAGATCGCACACAAGATACGGTCTGGGAAATCAATCGCCCGCGCATTTCTGAGGAGCATCCGACGATGAAGCCGGTTGACCTCGTTGCTCGCGCCATCACCAACAGCAGTCGCGGGGGAGACGTCGTCTATGACGGCTTCGGCGGGAGCGGCACGACGCTGGTAGCGTGCGAACAGGCCGGTCGCCTCGGTCGCATGTTGGAGTTGGAGCCGAAGTATTGCGCCGTGATCCTCGAACGCATGGCAGGAATGGGCATCACGCCGCGACGGGTAGATTGACTACACATCGGACATTTGTATGAAGCAACGACTGACGAGCCAACGCATCATTGACGCACTCGGGCATACAAAGGGCATGGTGTCGCTCGCGGCGCGCCGCCTGGGATGCGCACGCAGCACGATTTACGACTGGGCGGAGAAGCACCCCGAGATCAAGGACGCCATCGAAGCCGAGCGCGAGACGATGACCGACTTGGCGGAAATCTCACTGTTCAAGCAGGTGCAGGACGGGCAGGGCTGGGCAGTGCAGTTCTATCTTCGCACGCAGGGCAAGAACCGCGGCTACGGCGACCAGGTGAACGTGCAGCATAGCGGCGACAAGGATAATCCCATCCGCACCGAGAACCGTACCGAGGTGACGCTTGTCAATGCCGACGACTTCAACCGCGAGTTCGCGGCTCTCCTCGGTGTCGGCAATGGCACTGGCGACCCTGACGGAGACGCTGCACCGTAACCGCGCCTTCATCCCGCACGACCCGACGCTGAAGCAATCGCTCTTCCTCTCGCTCTCCTGCCGCGAGGCGATGTACGGTGGAGCCGCCGGCGGGGGCAAAAGCGATGCCCTCTTGATGGCGGCCGCGCAGTACGTGGATGTGCCGGGATACGCGGCACTGCTCCTGCGGCGCTCCTACCGCGACCTCGCGCTGCCAGGGGCGCTGATGGATCGGGCGCATGCATGGTGGCGCGGTAAGGCGCACTGGAGCAGCGCGGACAAGACGTACACTTTCCCATCGGGCGCGACGATCACCTTCGGCTATCTCGCCAACGACGCGGACGTGTACGGCTATCAGGGCGCGGAGTTCCAGTTCGTTGGCTTCGATGAGTTGACGCAGTTCACGCCGTGGCAGTACCGCTATCTCTTCTCGCGTACCCGCCGACTCGCGGAAACGCCGGTGCCAGTGCGCATGCGGGCCGCATCCAATCCGGGCGGCAGCGGGCATGCGTGGGTCTATGAACGCTTCCTCGCCACCGGCCGCGCGGCGGGCCGCATCTTCGTGCCAGCGAAACTCGCGGACAATCCACATCTTGACGCAGAGACCTATCGCGAATCGCTCGCGGAACTCGATCCGATCACGCAGCAGCAGTTGCTCGGTGGCGTCTGGATCACGGACGAGAGCGCGCACCCGTACAACCGTGCATGGTGGCGCGGCACGAACCGCTTTGACGCCGGCGACGAACGCCTCCTCCGGTCCGTAGTGGCGCGCTATATCTCGTGGGATACCGCGTTCAAAGACAAGGACTCGAGCGCCTACACCGCCTGCGTCGTCGGAGATCTGCTACCGGACTACCGCCTGCTGACGCGCTATGCGTGGCGCGACAAGTTGCAGTTCCCCGACCTTCCTGCCGCCATCGAGCGGATTGCGCGGGAATGGAACACGGACGGCAAGTTGCGTGGCGTCCTGATCGAAGATCGTGCCTCAGGTACGTCCGCGTATCAGACGCTCAGTGCGACCGCAGATGATTGGCTCAAGCGGATCCTCGTGGCGTTCGCGCCATCGGGCAGCAAGGAAGAGCGGGCGCAACAGGCGGCGGTGTGGGGCAAGCTCGGGATGGTGCTGCTGCCCTCCCCCTCGGATGCCGTGCCGTGGCTGCGGGACTTCGAAGCTGAAGTGTTCGAGTTTCCCGACACGCTGTTCAAAGATCAGACCGATGCGTGGTCGCAGAAGATCATCTTCCTCGAACATCTCCTGGCGGAAGGCTACCGCGCCCGCACCAAGCCCGCCGCTACTGAAGCCGCGTAGGAGAGAACATGCAATCGTTTATCTCCCGGCTTTTCCCCGGCAATGCCGCGATGACCGCATCCTTTCAGCCCGTCTTGCAGAACGTAGACAGGCAAGGACGCCTGCTCTATTGGATAATGGATGCGTACTACCAGGGTAACGCCGTCTATGACCGCTTGCGCCGCACCGAAGCCAGCGGTGATAACCTCGTGGCGTTGCGCAACCCCGTGCAGCGGGTGGTCGAGAGTTACGCAACCCATGTCTGGCCGGGGACGCTGCCTGATGCGCTACCCATCGAAGCCCTGAACGAGCGCATCATCGAGCCGATCCAGCAACTGTGGACGTGGAGTAACTGGGGGGCACGCAAGCAGGTAGCGATCCGCTGGCTGGCGCTCTACGGTGACTTGTTCATCAAGGTCATTCAGACCGAGGACCGGCAGCGCGTCTTCTTCCAGTTGATCCGCCCGCACTTCGTCACAGAGATGCAGCGTGATGAGCGCGGCGTGCTGGAATATATCCGCGTCGATGTGCCGCAGGCGATCCGCCAGGGGGATCGCATCGTCCAGATGACGCACACCGAGGTCTGGACCGGCGAGAGTTACCGCCTGTGGGTGCATGACCGCCATAGCGAGCACGATCAGGTCAAGCTCGAAGACTTGGGTGCGCCGCAGGTAACTAACGCGCTGACCGACTTTGGCATCGACTTCATCCCCATCGTCCACGTGCCATTCCGCGATACGGGCGATGTGCGCGGCACGGCGGCGGTGACGCACGCGCTGGACAAGATCGATGAATCCAACCGTGTAGCGACGCGGCTGCACGAGACCTTGTTCCGCCATAACAAGCCGACGTGGGTGGTGGGTGCGAACAGCGCGGACAAGGACGGTCGCCCGATGTCCGCGCCACGGTTCGCGGGAGCGGACGGCAAAGTGACGGGCACCGTGTCCGCGGAGATGCCCGATATTGTCTATCTCAATGGCATGGCATCGCTTGATTCACTGATTCCGAATATCAACTACGCGGCCGCGTTAGACATCCTGAACGCCATGCTCACTGACCTCGAAGCGGACCTGCCCGAACTCGCCTTCTACCGTCTGCGGGAGTTGAGTCGCACGGGGACGCTCAGTGGCCGCGCGGTGCGACTGCTCCTCTCCGATGCCGTCTCACGCATCCTCGAAGCACGCGGCAACGCCGAGGCGGGGTTGGCGCGTGCGGACATGATGGCACTCACCATCGGCGCCAACGCGGGGCTGTTTCCGAACATCGGCGCCTATGACAACGGCGACTTTGACCATACGTTCAAAGACCGCCCGGTGATTCCGCTGTCAGACATTGAGGAAGCCGAGGGTGTGGCGGCACTGGACGGTATCGTCAGTGTCCAGGAGCAATTGCGGCTGCTGTCCTATACGCCGGAGCAGATCGATCAAATCATGGCGGAGCGGAAAGCGGAACAACCACCACCACCGATTCCCGCGCTCCCCACGGCGGCACCGACCCCGCAGGCGATTGCGCGCAGTAACAACGTCGCCAGTTCGTAGAAAGGGACGGCCATGAGCGCATCGGTGCCGCAGCACAACTACGAGGAAGTGGATCTTGCACCGGCGCTGACGACCGTCACCGTGACGATCACGAACGGCACGTCGCTCTCCGCAGCCGTTGACATCGGCAACGCGGGTATCGTGCGCGTCCTCATGCCCGCGACGTGGACGGCTGCAGTGCTGACGGCGCAGGTATCGCAGGATAACGCGACCTTCTACGACCTCTATAACGCCGATGGCACCGAGTGGAGTGCCACCGTCGCCGCGAATCACGCGGTCGTGATGGATGTCACGGTGTGGACGGGCATGCGCTACGTCAAACTGCGTAGTGGCACGGGTGGCGCGGCGGTCAACCAGGGCGGAGATCGCATCCTGACGCTCGTGACTCGGGCGCTCTGAGATGAGCCGCGTCTACCTCCTGCGCCGCAAGAATAAGGTCTGGGCGCTCGGTTCGGCCACCGCCGCGCAGATGAACACCACCGTCACGAACAACATGGGCCCGGACGGCGTGACGTGGGCAAACGCCCCCGCGGTCGTGGACGGTCGCGGGAATGTGATCGTTTCGACCGAAGACAATAGCCAGAATCACCGCTTTACGTATCTGAACATCTCTGGCTCAACATGGGCAGACTCCACGCTCAGTGAGGGATTCCTGACCCGTGGCGCGATGTGGCTCGATGACACGAACCATCTCCTGCATGTCCTGTGGACGGCGACCATTGCCAACGGCGGCGTCGTCTATCGCCGCTATCAGGTGCAGTACACGGGCAACAACATCACGGACATCGTGAGCGATAACGGCATCACCATCGGCGGCTCGTCCACGCGCACAAACGTCGTACTGGATGATGGCGCGGGCCTGACCGTCGTCGAGCATCCCGTCCTGATCGGACTACCGGACATCAATGCGATGCTAGCGGTCTGGGGCGCGGGCGCGACGACCAAAGGCGAAGTCCGCGCCGCGATGCTGACGTTCAATACCATCAACGACGGCAAGACGCTCGCCAACTGGGTCGCGCCGGTATCGAGCAGCACGACGACGCTCGGTGCGAACACGACGCCGGCGACGGGCAGTTACAGTGCCCTTGCCGCGACGACGACGATCACAAGCGGGAATGTGCCCTATCTCGGCATCACGCGACAGGCGAACAAGAACCTGTTTCTCGTCTACTGGGATGGCGCGGCGTACAAGTGGCTGCGCGTGACATGGAACGCAGGATCGAGCAACTGGTCGGGCGGACTCGGCACCGCGACGACAATCTATAACGTCACACGGTCGGGGTCGGACACGGGCTATAACCTCAAGTTCCAACTGATCTCCGCGCCTTCTGAGGACGCGGCGGGCACGATGTATGTCGGTCTGGCGTCGTGGAATGGCAATACGAACGGTGATACGTGGGGCGGTGCGCGGGTAGACTCCTCCGGCACGCTGACGACATTCGATATTCACGCATGGAGCGGATCGTCGGCGGGTGGATCACCGTCGCTCTATCCGACCGGCGATCTCGCCATTGACACGACGAGCGGGCTGCTGGTCGCGACGTACATCACGCAGACGCAGGTGATCGCGCAACTCTACAACCGGACGACGCTCGCCACGCAGGGCAGCGCGGACGTGCTGCTGACGCGCGTGTTCGATATCCCGCTCATTCTGCGCACCCGCCCGAGCGCGGGCAACCTCCTCATCTACGGGCGCGATGCGGTGAACACGCCGACGCCGCCCTATCACGGGTACGCAATCACGGTGCCGATACAGTAAGGAGAACACCCATGTCACACCCCGATGGCGCGGTCGGCGCAGAGAGCGCCGTGGTCGTGAAGGAGTACCACCCGACGAAGGAAGGCGTGCGTGAGGGCGACCACGGCCGCTGGCGTGCCGATGTGCGCGTGGACAAGTACCTGGGCGATGATCGCACGCTCCACCCCAATCCCTACGATACGGTGGTGGTTGAGGACTGCAACCTCATCGTCACCAACGGCGCGAACATCATGCTCAACGCACTGATCGTCGCGGCGAGCCCACTCTGGAACGCCACCAATGCCCGCATCGGCGTCGGTGACTCCGCAACGGCGGCTACCGCAGCCGATACTGACCTCAACGCCGCAACGAACAAACTGCGCGTCGTGGTCAACAGCATCCCGACCGTGACGACCAACGTGTTGACGGCGGTGGCGACGTTCACCACGGGTCAGGCGAACTGGGTCTGGAATGAATGGGGGCTGTTCAACGCGGCCAGCGGTGCCACGAGCATGCTGAACCACGCCGTAACGAACCTGGGTACGAAGACTTCCGCGAGTGCCTGGACGATCACCGTGACCATCACTATCACGTAGGGGTGACGATGAACGCCATCAGCAACCGCGATCCCGGCGACGAACACGCCGATCCCATCAACTGCGATCTCCACATCTACATCTATCCCGACCTCCCCAAGTACCAGCACGACGGTCGCACCCACCAATACGCCTGTACCAGTGACCGCTACGACCATACCCACATCTACGCCCACGGCGATGCCGGGGATGGAGGGGATCGCGATGGACTTGAGCGCCCTACGCACAGAGATCACGAATGATCCAGCGGGCCTCGGCTACGCGGGCAAGACGGATGCTCAGGTAGCGACCCTGATGAACGCGGTCAACCAGACGGCGAACCGCGATACGGTCAACGCCGATCAACTCATCCGCGCCATCCTGCCCGCCGACTTCGCCGCCCTGACGCAGATTCAGTTGTCGCGCCTCTCGATCATCCTCAGCGCGGAGCCGTTCGGGGTGAACGATCCGAACATCAAGCAGATGATCGCGGACCTCTTCGCGGGCAAGACGCAGACGCTGCAAGCATTGCAAGCGTTGCAGACCTACCAGACGAGCAGGGCATTGCTCCTGTTCGGGGAGCCGGTGACGACGGGCGACGTGCAGCGGGCGCGGGCACTGACGTAGGGACGGGAGAGCGACGATGGCAACCGTCAACTGGTCTACCCTGCCCGCCTCATCAAACGCGCTCACGACCGAACTGAACTCGCTCGCCAGCGGCTCCAACAAGATCATGACCTCCTCCATCGACAACACGACGGCGGGGCACCTGTTCGCTGCGGTCGAGATGAGCGTGGCGACGCAGGGATCGGCGCGCTCGGCGGGCGCGTACATCGCCCTCTACATCGTCAAATCGGTTGACGGGACGAACTTCGAGATGGGGTCGGACTCGGTGACGCCAGGGGCAAACGCGCTCGCGGGCGTCTTCCCGCTGGATGCGGCGACGACGGCGCGGCGCGTGGCGATCATCGTGCAACTGCCGCCGACGAAATACTATTTCCTCGTCCAGAACCAGACCGGGCAGGCGCTCGCCGCCTCCGGGAACACGCTCATCTACGCACCATTCGATGAAGTCGTAGCGTAACTGCCATGGCAGGCAGTAATCGCAATACGATCTGGATGCCGCGCCCGCCCGTTGCGGCCCCGTTCGACATCAACAATGCGTCACCGCAGGCTGAGGGGCTGGTGGCGTGGATACCGGACACACTGCGGCGAAACCCGCTCGACCAGAACCCGCTCAACGTCACGAACTCCTCCAACACGGTGGCCGCGGACGCGACGATGGGGCAGGTGTACAACCTGCCCGCCGGGTACATGGAGATCACGGCCCTCAAGCGGGCGGTGGCACTGAATACGGCGTGGTCGGTCGGCTGCTGGGTGCGCTTCAACGCCGTCACGGGCACGCAGACCGTCGTCGGCGCGGCGAACCAGTCGGTCGGCACGGGGGCAGTGCATATCGCCTCGCGTTCGGCGGGGTCGATCAAAGTCGAGAAGCCCTCCGCCGCCTTGCTGGTGGATAGCGGTGTCACGCCATCAACGAACACGTGGTATCACGTCCTGTACGTCTACGATGGCACGAACCGCATCTATGTCAACGGCGTGCAGAAGGCGACGAGCGCGACGGCGGAAATCGCCAACACGCCGACCGCGATCAACATCGGTCGCTACCACGACGCGGGCTTCACGGGTGACACGCTCAACGGGCGTGTCATCGATGTGCGCTACTACAATATCGCGGTGCCCGCCGCCGTCGTCTGGCAGATGTGGGCAGCACAGACGCGCTACGAGCTGTGGCGACCGCTCGCGCCGCTCTTCGCCTTCCCAACGGGCGGCGGCGGCACATCGGTCAGCGACTCTGACACCGGCACGGGCGCGGATGCCGTCTCGGGCATTGCCCTCAGTCGCGCCGATAGCGCGGTAGTCAGTGAGGGCGCATCCCTCACGGATACGACGACGGCTGCGGATAGCGGCACGGTTGCCGAATCGCAGGCCATCGCGCTCGCCCATGCCGATACAGGCACGGGCGCGGATACCGCAACGACGATTGCCCTCGCCCATGCGGACAGCGGCACCGTTGCCGATAGTGCGACGGGCATCGCGCTCAGTCGCGCAGAGAGCGGATCGGGCGCCGATTCCGTATCGGGCATCGCGTTTACTGCCACCGACGCAGGAACGGTCGCTGACAGCGCGACGATCACCGTTCCCATTTCGTCGTCAGATAGCGGCACCATCGCGGACGCAGTAACCGGCCTCGCCCTTACGGCCACCGATGCGGCGTCAGGCACCGAGGGCGCGACACTCACCGCCACACTCACCGTCGCTGATGCCGGCACCGTTACGGACACTGCCAGTGGGATTGCGCTGACCGCAGCGGATAGCGGCGCAGGCGCTGAGAGCGCCACCATCAGCGTCCCGGTTAGCGCATCCGATAGCGGTAGTGTTGCCAATGCCGTAGCGGGCATCGCCCTGGCGAGTACGGACAGCGGCGCGGTTGCCGATGCTGCCAGCCTGACCGCCACCGTCACCGCCGCCGATAGCGGCACCGTCACCGAAGGGCAGACGGTCTCCGCACCCGGCAACCCCACGGGCGCCGATAGCGGCACCGTGGCGGATGCGGCCACCATCGCCAGTGCTGTTACTGCGGCGGAGAGCGCCGTTGGCACCGACGCCGTTCAGCAGATCGCCCTGGCGCGCAACGACGCGGGCACCGGAGCAGACGCGGCAGCCATCGCGCTGAGTGCTGCCGAGAACGCGACGGCGACCGATACTGCCAGCAGTGCCGCGGCAATCACCCATGCGGATGCCGCGACGGGCACGGACGCACTCGTCGGTATCGCGCTCGCCCGCGGTGATACGGCAACCGTTGCCGATGGTGCGATGGTCACGGCGGTCACGCTCATCACCGCGAACGATCACGGCACCGTCACGGATGCCGCGTCGATCTTCGGAAGCGTCATCACCATCGGCACGATCACGGCGGGTGTGGGCGTGGCGAATACCATCACTGCTGGCGTCGGCATCATGACAGGGCTTGAGGCCGACGCGGGCCGCATCACGACCATCAACGGCGATGCCGATACCTTGACGGACCTCGAAGCGGACACGGCACTCGTGACGACGATCACGGCGGGGGTGGGATAGATGGCGACCTTCAGTGCCACGCTCGGTGACGTCGTGCGGATCGGCAAAGCGCCGACGCCTATTCTCATCAAAGACGTGAGCGGCAATCTCGTTGATCCCACTACGATCACCGTCACGGCCCTGCGACCGGATGGCACGATGGCATCGCCGCCGCCGACCGCGGTGCATGAAAGCCTGGGCACCTATCACGTGGATTACGAACCGCCCGTGGAGCGCACGATGGCGGGGCTGCACCGCATCCGCATCGTCACGGCCGGCCCGGACGCCGCGTTCGAGTTGGCGATCTGGATTGATCCGTCGCCCTTTGCACCATAGGAGTATGACGCCATGAACACGACACACGCCGGCGTTGCCTTCCTGATCGCAGCCATCGCCTTCGTGATTATCGGCATCGCGAAGCTTGTCCCGCCGCGCAACAATTGGACGGGGGCGGTGACGGACTTCGCGTTGGCGGTCCTGAGCGTCGGGCTGCTCCTGACGCAGTGATGGCACTCTACATCATCCCCTACCGCTGGATAGAACGCGGCAAGCAATACGTGCTGTATCTGCCGTTTGCACGCCGTGAGGACGCGGACCGGTTCCGCGAACAAGTGGGTATTCACTGAAAAGGAGCCATCGTAGTGAGCACGACAACAACCGACCCGACCACCCAGACCGGAACCGTGCCGGGAACCAACGAAGGTGGTCAGACGGGGAGCGCACCGCCAGCTCAGCCACAAGGCGGGGACGACAAGACCTTTTCCCAGCAGGCCGTCAACGCACTCATCGGGGCGCGGTTGAAAGAGGCGCGCCAGCAATGGGAGAAGGATCAGAAGGACGCCGCCGAAACCGCCGAGGCGGAAAGGCGCGGCGACTATGAGACGGCGCTCGCCAAAGAGCGGGAGAAGGCCGCCGCTGCCGAGCGCGAGCGGGACGAAACGAAGCGCCTTGCGAATGAGCGCATCATCCGCAGTGAGATCCGCTCCATCGCCACTGAACTCCGCTTCGCGGACCCCGCCGATGCCTACCGCTTTGTGGACATGGCCGCCGTGAACGTTGATGACGCCGGCGAGCCAACGAACGTCAAGGCGCTACTGGAGAAGCTGGCGAAGGACAAGCCGTATCTCCTCGGTGGCGCACCGCAGGGCGGGGCACACATCCCCGGCACGCCGAACGCCTCGCAGATGACACAAGATGAGTTCCGCGCTCAGGAGAAGGAGCGCGCGCTCCGCTCCGGCAAGTACGCGGCACTCTGAACCCACTGATGTAAACGATAGATATCAGAGCAAAAGGAGTCTTCATCATGGCTGAGATCACGCGCGTTGGCATCCCGTCACTCGCTTCTCTCCTCCTCCCGGCGAACTGCAAGCATACCGGCCTGTACGCGGGCGAGGCGCTACTCGCGGGTGACGCCTGCTATATCAAGGCGGCCGACAACAAGGTCTGGAAGAGCACCGGCGCTGCGGCGAACGCAGCAGCGGTCGTGGACGGCTTCGCGGCCCTTCCCGCACCGGTGGGCGAGGCAGTGACGTTGGTCTTCAACTGCACGATTCAGTACGGCGGCGTGGTCGCCGCGACCCCGATGTACCTCTCCGGCACAGTGCCGGGCGGTCTCGCGGATGCGGCATCCACGGGCGGTACAACGGTCATCGCCAAGGCGGTTGACACCACGCGCATCTACGTGCAGAAGAGTTATTGAGTGAGGTATGGCGATGAGTGATCGGGACATCTACCTCGTCATCCGTCGCGCCATCCTCGCCGTCCTCGGTGCGTTCGACAAGCGGTTCAACGTCACCACGACAGAAAAGTAAACAACCCATCGGCCACCGATCCCTCGCGGGACGCTCGCCATGACATGAGGGCCACCGTCGCGTTATGCGCGCTCGCTCCTCTCGGTTCACCACCAGAGGAGCATTGCACGTGCCAAACTATGGAACCTTTACCAGCCTGGATACCCTGGCAACACTGAGCAACACGACGGTGGCACAACTCGGCGAGGACACGGCATTCGCGGCTATCGACGCCGCGCTCGCCGCGCACAACGCTATCATGCAGGATCTCCTGTCGTCGCTTGTGGATCGGACGACGGACCGGTTGCGCCGCTACGGTGGTCCCGCCAACATGGCGATGGACGAGATCGATGAGATGGGCACGCCGGACGCGCAGAAGGTGGCGGCCGGGAGCAATGTCGGCTTCCCCCTGCGCCTCTACGGCGGTTCGCTCCAGTGGACGCGCAAGGCGTTCCAGAACATGATGGCGAACGAGTTCGCCGCGCAGGTGACGGGCATGATGGATGCGGACAAGAACGTCGTTATCCGCCAGATCAAGCGCGCGATCTACACGCCGACGAATAACACGACGTACGTGGACCGCCTGGTGGACGGCGTGGTGCTCCCCCTGCGGGCGCTCGTCAATGCTGATAGCCAGCCCTTGCCGCTCGGCCCGAACGGTGAGGTATTCACCGCGTCATCGCACACGCACTATCTGGCCAACGCAACCTATACCGCTGCGTCCCTGACTTCGCTCATCTCAACGGTGACGGAGCACTACGGCAACGGCAACATCATCGTCTGCATCAACCAGGCGGACGAGGCGGCCACCCGCGGCTTCACGGGTTTTGTCGCCTACATCGACCCGCGGCTGATGAACCTGACGACGGCGATCACGGCGCGTGACTCGCTCGACAATCTGGTGAACATCTACAATCGGCGCATCGGCCTCTTCGCGGGCGCGGAAATCTGGGTCAAGCCGTGGGTACTCTCCGGCTATCCGTTCTGCTACCTCGAAGGGCAGCCGAAGCCGCTCGTCATGCGCACCCGTCCCACCGGCGGCGGCGACCTGTCGCTCGTCTTCGAGGACGAAGAGCATCCCCTGCGCGCACGGACGTATGAGCGCGAGTTCGGGATCAGTGTATGGAATCGCACTAATGGCGCGGTTCTCGATAATGCGCACGGCTCGTACACGGCGCCGACCATTACCTAAGCATGTCCTACGGATCGCTGACTAGCGACAACACAGAACGGAGCAGAATCGTGGCAGAGCGGAAAGAACAGCAGCCCCAGGTGCAGCCGCAGGACGATCAGTTCCAGCGCGTCTCACGGGCAACCGCCGAGGCGCAGCAGGAAGCGGAGAAGTTGCAACTGGACGAGACCGAACCGGGCGGCCGGTATGTGGTTGGCGATCAGGTCGTCAACAGCGAAGGCGAGCCCGTCAAGGACACGAAGAAGGACGAGTAGCCACAATGCCCGCACCACTCAGCTATACCGAAGCCGAGCTTGCCGCCTACATGATCGCGACCCTCGCGGACGTGGCGACGGCGTTGGGATTGACCGCTGCCAGCACGCAGATCACCGAGGCGGTCTATGCCACTGAGATGGCGTGTGTGGTCACGGACATCGTGACGGCGACGGATATGGCGATGGTGCGGGCCATCGGTGCGCGTGAGGCGTGGCGCGTGGCAATGCGATCAGCAGCGTCTCGGTATGACGCCGCCATCGCCGGTGGCCCCAGTGCCCGCCGCTCGCAACTCTATGCCCAATGCCGGGATAACTATCTTGCTGCCGTGACGGACGCGGGCGCATATGACACCGTAGGCAACGTGATTGGTGTCGCCAGCGTCACCTATGCACCCGATGTCTACGGGCCGCTGAATGCAACAACGGATGAGTTTGGATGAGCGCCTTCTTCGATGCCGCAACAATGGCGGACCTGACGGCGCTCGATCTGTCCGCTATGCCCTCCACGGCGACCATCTCCCATACCGCCCCCGGCACCGTCAATCCTGACGGCAGTACCGAGCCGGGGACGGTGACGACCACCGATGTTCCCGCTCGCTTCGTGGATACGGTGACGAGCATGCGCGAGACATTGATTTCCATGAAGGTGACGGCGCAGGTGGACGGCGTGCTGAACATCCCGCTCGGCACCGATGTGACCACGGACGACACCGTGACGATGGGCGGGGTGACGTTCCAGATCGTCGGCACGAACGAGAATGTCTCGTACCGCACGAGCATCGCGCTCGCGGTGAGGAAGTCATGACCTTCACCGAGATTGACCGCATCATCGCCAACCTCGAACGCGCCGACGCCATCATTGCCAAGTTCAGCGATCTGATCCTGGCGGAGATGCAGCGGCTGGTGCCCGTGAAAACCGGCGCACTCAAACGCAGCATCGCCGCGCATCTGGAGGGCATGGTGGCGGAGATCACGGCGGGTGAAGGTCTCACGTATGCGGCACATGTCGAATACGGCACAAGCAGCGCCGCTGCCCACCCATTTTTCAGGGTGGCTGTCGAAAGATATGCCGATGCCTTCCGCGCGGAAGTGCAGCAGTTGCTCGGATAGGGGCGCACGATGCCGATTACCAGTGCCACGCGCGCCCTTGATGTGGACGCCCTTATTGACGGCGCTCGCGCCGCCCTGCTCGCCAACAGCACCATCGCCACGGCGCTCAATACCGCCGCGAACCCGAAGCGGATCGCCAATGAGGTGATCGCGCCGGGAGTCACGGCGCCGTACATCGTCCTCAACCTGCCCTCGACCGTCTATGCATCACCCTATGGCGAAGCGGTCGTCAACGTCCTCATGGATGTGAGCGTCTACACCGATGGCGAAAGCACGACGCTCGTGCGCTCGCTCCTCAAGGCGTGCATCACGGCACTCGTGGACACGGTGTGGACGGCGACGGGCTTTGTCATCTGGTCCGTCTCGCTGGAGGAGGACGGTGCGGGTATTCGGTCACTGACGGACGTTCTCAATGGCGTCATCACGAGGGGGCGTCAGGTCACGTTGCGCATTCGGGCGCAAAAGGTTTAGCACAGGAGGCACACGACATGGCTGAGAGCACGACGAAAGCACAGACCGCCGAGGAGAAGCCCGTCGCGGTGGCGAAGGCGACGACGCCGGAGGAGGAAGAGGTGCAGCGCATCCACGATGAGCGGATGAAGAATGCCGACAAGCACGCCGCGATGGCGGCCCGCACCGCCGCGAAGGCAGCGGCCGCACAGTTCCGCCCCGTGAAGGCAGACGAATAGCGGCAGAACGGTTGCCGGATGATGGCGAGTGAGGAGGCGTGCATGCGTGGAAGATAAGAAGCGCCTCTGGCTCGGCATCAAGCGCGCCCTCGGTGTCATCATCAGCGCGCTCGATGTCTTCTTCGGCACCGATAGACCCACCACCGACAAGTAACACCACCCCCTAGGCCGCACGGATCATCCGTCCCGCTGATGGGCAGGAGCCGCCGCATGGTGCGCCCGCTCTTTGTGATTCACCTCACAAGGAGCAACACCCCATGCCAGCAGCGAATCTTGTACCGATCACAGGCGCGGACGGGTACGTGGCGATGATCAACAGCACGTCCGTTCCCGTGACCGCTGAGACGTTGTCAAACATCACGACGATGCCCGGTGGCAACCTCGTCTACCCGGCAAAGCAGATTTATCAGGTGACGGCTCGGGCGCACAAAGTGATGGATCCGAGGGCCACACCCGTGGTCTACGTGGGCGGCGTCTCGCAGTCCCCGACGCTGTACCGCATCTTCTGGGGCGCCGGGATCATCTTCTTCTTCGCGCCACGCGCTGAAGCGACGCCGGCCGTGACGATGGACTACAGCTACATGCCGACCGCTAGCGCGACGGATGTGGTCGGTGTGCTCCACGTGAACAACTGGCAACTCAACATGAGCGCCAACCAGATCGAGGGTGATGAGTACGGCACGATCATCGCCCCGTCCTACCGCGGCAAGCTCGGCGGCACGTGGCAGTTCGACGCACTCGGTGCGAGCAGCAAGATTGACCTCTTTAATCTTATGCTGACGCAATCATTTTTCACCTTCGCACTATATGAGACGATCAGTGGTAATCGTCTCTGGGTAGTGTATGGTGACTTGACGTCGAACCCGATCAACGCGCCCTCGCAGGGCATGGTGGCGGGCACGATCAACGGCGGCATGCGATACACCCCGACATTTCTAAACGAAGCACTATAGGTTGGTGTTTCGATGATCGCGCGATGTGCGGGCGGGGTGGCTCTCAACCCTCCACCTCGTCGGCACACCGCACAAAAACCAGAAGGGTTGAGACAATGGCAGGCAAGACCATCGAATCCACCGCACCGACGACCATCGAAGAAGTGCGCGCTCTCGTCATGCAGAAGTACCGCGCCGTGCCGTTTGACCATCCCGCGGGCTACGGCCGCATGGAGGTGGCGAAACTGAAGCGCCACGAGTACCAGGCGATCACCGAGGCAGTGCGCCGCACGGATGGCACATGGGATCTCGAACTGCAAGACCGGATGGCGGTTGCTTTCGGCCTCGTGGAGCCGAAGCTCGCGGCAACGCCAGAGCAGGCGATGGAGGAACTGAAGGAGTACCCGAACGATTTCATCCAGCCCATCGCCAAGAAGGTCTGGGATTTGACCAACGATTACCGCAATGAGGCGGAAAAGAAGGGTGCCGGCGCGGACGTGCTCCCTTTTACCAAGACGAGTTCAAACGGTACGGCCTCGCCGCCGCCACCGGACGCCTCATCGTCGAAGTAAATGCCCTCACCGATGAGGAGATTGACCGACAGTGCGACTTTTACGAACTGTTTTGCTCTGGCGACCCCTCACCCGCCAGCCCCGTTGACCACCCCGCCCGCGTCTTCGGGCTGATCCTCAAAGAGATGCGTGAGAGCGCCAGGAAGAGCGAGACGACGGCACTGCCGGATGTCATCCCGTGGGAGCAATTCCGCGCCCTCCAGGCTGCCATCCCGCCCGCCGAAGTCCATGAGCCCGACCCCGAACGCGCCGCGACGATTGACCAGATCGTGGCCGCATCCCTCGCTACCTAGCATCGGAGCATTGCGTGCCTGACTCGATTTTGCGTAGCAGAATTGAAATCGTTGGTGTGCGCGAAGCCCTCGCGGATTACCGCGACCTGCGCACCGCCATGCAACAGGTAAGCACCACTGGTGCGACGGCGCGTGTCTCGCTGGATGACACCACGGCACGCGCACGACTCGCGGAGTTTCGGGCGGAAACACAGCGATTGAACGCCGTCAACACGCGCCTGAAGGTGGACGCAGACACGCAGCCCGCCGTACTCAAGTTACGTGCGGTGGATACTGAGACGAAGAACCTCGTCGCCCGTCGCAACCTGATGCGGTTGGAGCTCGACAACACGCCCGCCCTCTTGTCTTTGCGGCAGTATGAAGCGGAGACGAAGCGGATTCAGGCACAGCAGCGTGGGAGCGGCGGTGGTGGCGGAAGCATCCGCGGCGCGATTAGCAGTGAGGTGGGTGGCGGCATTGCGGGCGGCGCCGTGGCCGGGGGTGCCATCCTCGCGGGCGGGCTAGCGGCGAAGGAGATCAAGGATACCGTCGCCGCGTCCATCGACCTCAATAGCAAGCTTCAGCAAGCCAATATCACCTTCACGACTTTCCTCGGCAGCGAGCAGGCGGCACAGGAGCATTTGCAGGAGTTGCAGCGGTTCGCCGCGACAACGCCGTTCCAGTTCCCCGACCTCGTGGATGCCTCCCGTCGTCTGCAAGCGATGGGCTTTTCCGCCAAAGAGGTCATTCCCGATTTGCGGGCGATTGGCGGCGCGGTGTCGGCGCTCGGCACAGGCACGGAGGGCATCAATCGCATTACGCTCGCCCTCGGGCAGATGCAGCAGAAGGGCAAGGTCACGGGCGAGGAGTTGCGGCAGTTGCAGGAGGCGGGCATTGACGCCACCGGCTACATTGCCAAAGCCCTCGAAACGACCACGGCCGATGTGCTGGCGAAATCCGAGAAGGGGCAGATCAGCGGTCGAACGGGCGTCAACGCTATCATCAGCGGACTGGCGGCTGATCCCCGGTTCGCCGGACTCCTTGAGGCGCAGAGCCGGTCGTTCGCGGGCGCGATGTCCAATATCCAGGACTCGGCGCAGATGGCACTGGCGCAGGGACTGAAGCCGCTGTTTGAGGCGCTGAACGATGGCGCCACAGCATTAGCGAAGTTCACATCCTCTGAGACCTTCACGAAGGGTGCCGAGCAGTTCGCGCAAGTGCTGCACGAGGATATTGAGGCGATCAAGACGCTCTCGGCAGAGGCGAAGAACATCGCTGATCCGTTCCTGCCGCTGATCGACACCGCGACAAAGTACACGGTCAATCTCCGTACGGTTGCGGAAGCACTGAATGCCGTTGCGGCGATCACCAACCAGATCCACGGCCAGCCCTATGAGTCGGTCGGGTCAGCGAACGTGGACACCTCCTCCGTCAACGCGCTGATGGGCGGCGGGGCGGGGGCGCGCTTCCTGCAAAACAATGCCGCGTCGAGCGTCATCTCCGGTCTGACGACACAGGTCCGTGAGGGCGCGATCACCGCGGATCAGGCGCAGAAGCAGTGGGACGCCCTGGTACAAACCTTCGGCGCGCTCTACGGCAACGTTGATGCCGTGTCTGCCCTCTTCTCCACGAAACTTGCCCAGGCAACGAAGGACGCGACTGCGAATGCCGCCAAGCTCCGTGATGAGCAGGAGCAATATCAGGCTAATCTCAAGGAGATGGCGAAGTATCAGGGCTTGGGTGCCAACCCCGAGGACATCAGCCGTGCCATCTTCGGCGTGACGGGCACGGGTGATGCGGCAACGACGGGGCAGATCAAGCGCGCCCAGGACGCCCTCAATGCCCTCGATCAGCAGCAGAAGCAACTGGAGACGGACACGCGCTCGGCGTGGCAGTCGATGGCGCAAGCGGTCGCGGGGTTCAGTTCCTCGCAGGGATTGCGCGGTATCGCTAACCTCTCCACCGACTTGCAGAAGGCGAACGCGGAACTGGCGCGTGTGGGGCAGACCTCCACCGCGACCTCGGGGCTGGCGAAGATCGCGGATCAGTTCCAGGCGATTGCCGATGCCGAGGATGCCGCGTCATCGTCCCTCAAGGGCTATCAGTTGACGCTCACTGAGACGGACCGCCGCATCCAGCAGTTGCAGGCATTCCGTGGGCAGATCGTGGAAGCGGTGCAGCAGGCAGACAAGGATCGCGGCGCGGGTGTCGCCACGCCACAGGAACTCGACCTGCTCAATAAGTATCAGCCGATCCTCACCAATATCGACACGCAGATCCGCGGCTTGCAGAGCAACAAGATTGGCGATCTGCTCGGCATCGCGGACGCCTATCCCGATCTGAAGGCATTTGACGACACCTCACGCGATCTCGTGAGTCAGTACGGGGGCGGGAAGAACCTGCAACTGACGCTGCAAGCGGACACCAAAGATGCGTCGGACGCGATCAACGCCATCGTCAATCCGCCAAAGCCGTACGAGACCACCGTTCGCGTGAACTACATCAACGTGGATGGCAGCCCCGCGGGCACCGGTCCCGTCCTTGGCCCGCCATCACCCGGCGGTGCTGGCTATGCGCGGCCGACGACAATCCGCTCTACGGGTGGCGGTCCGTACGGGAATGACACGCTCACGCAAGGTGGTGCGGGTGGCGGAGGGCTTGGCTATCAGCCGCTCTCGCAGGCGCAGTACGGACAGATCGTGTCGAGCGGCCCGCTGGCGAACCCGCAGGTGTACGCCGGCGTCATGGCGGCTGCGCAGAAGTACGGGGTCGATCCGCGGTTGCTCCTTGCCTTCGTAAAGAATGAGGGCGTTGCGCCCTCGCTCGCGGCCGTCAACAACTTCGGCGGCATCAAGGGCACGGGCGGGCCGGCCGCGCCCGCGAATGAAGGCGGCACGTATGCTGCCTACTCATCGCCGCAGGCATTCTTCGAGGAGTTGGCGCGACTCATCACGCAGGGCGATAAGACCTATGCGAGTGGATTCGCCAGTGGCGACCTCGGCGCTATCCGCCAGCACTATGTCGCGGGCAATGCGCCGCCGTCGAGCGCGCAGCAGGCGAATATCGCGAACACGGTCTCGAACTATAACCAACTGACGCAGCAGTATCCCGGCGGCGGCACCGATGATGTGCCATCTGGTGTCGTCTCGAATCTGCGGCAGCAGATCGTCCAGAAGGCGCTCCAGAGCGTCGGACAGGACAAACTCGTCAACCTCTGCGAGCAGTTCGTAGAGGAGACGGTGCAGGCGATCACCGGGCAGCGTGGTGCCACAGGGAAGAATGAGCTCAGCGCCAATGCCGCCCTCGCCACCGCGAAGCAGAAAGGGCTCGTCACCACTAATCCGCAACCGGGCGATCTTGTCTACTACGGCGACGCGCAGGCGGGACATGTCGCCATCTACATGGGCAACGGCAAGCAGATCAGCACCTACGATAAGGGCAACGTCAACGACCCCGAGGCGCGCAAGATTCACATCGAGCCCGTTGGCGCCGGCGCACAATACGTCCGCGTCCCCGGTCTCTCCGATGGTCCCGCGGGCAGCAACGTCGTCGGCAACGCGGCACTCGCGGCGGCGGGCGGTCTACCGCATCCGGTGGATATCGGCGCGACGACGGCAGCGGCAACCAGTAGCCTCGGCACGACCAATCTCACCTCGCCCATCTCAGGTGCGGCAGGCGGACTCCACGAGGCGGGACAGGCGGCACGTGAGGCGGATAGCGCGGTCGGCAAGTTGCTTGCCACGCTGAATAGTCAGGATCTCTCTGCCTCACTGAGCAAGTTTCAGGAGATGCGCGGCGTCTTTGACCAGATCGCGCAGGCAAAGTTCCCGAACGAACCGATCCGTGCAGCGGACGACGCCTTACAGCAGGGTATCGGCTTCCTCGGCGCGTGGGCGCAGGCATTGCAGGCAATCCGTGGACAGACGGACGGGCTGGCGGCCGCGCAACAGAAGATCACGGAGATTGTTGGCGGGCCGATGGCGGCGAACCTCAATAGCCAACTCGATCACATGAACACGCTGTCACAAATCCATTCGCACATTACCGACCTCACGCAGCAGCGCAAGGAGTTGGAATCCCAGCACAACGCAACACTGGCATCACGGCAGCAGCAGGACAGCGGCATTCAGCGGGCGCAACAGCAGCAGCAGTTCATCCAGGGCGAGCAGGATCGGGCCCGCCAGCGCCAGCGGCAGGCGCAGCAGAACGATATTCAGGATCAGCAGAACGCCGCGAACGATGCCTGGACGAACGAATCCCGCATCTGGGATGATCGCATCGCCCGCCTCCAGCATTACGGCACCGACCGCTTCCGCCAACTCTCGAACGAAAAAGACGCCCTCGAAGCACTGAAGAAGAGCCAGGACGCGCTCAATCGCTCGCAGGAACTCAACCTTGCGGGCAATCTCGGGCTCGCCTTCGCGCATGGCGGTCCGAATGCCGCTCGTGACGCCTCAGCCCGCCTCTCGATCACGCGCCTGTCTGATGCGAATGCGGCCGATCAGCGGAATACCCGTCTCGATGCCGTCAATGACCTCCTGGCGAAAGAACAGAAGGTCGCAAGCGATCAACTGTTCGATCTGGAGCAGCAGCGCACGGCGGCCTCGCGGGCGCATGAAGACCGCATGACCGCCATCGAGCGTGAGAGTGAGGCAGAACAGCGGGCGGCGGCGGCACAGGACGACGCCATCGCGGGACAGCGGGCGGCACAGCAGGAAGCGGACGCCGAACGCGCCAACGCTCTTGAAGATCAGCGTGCGGCCGAGGATGCGGCCTATCAGCAGTCGCTCGATTCCATCGATGCGCAGATTCAGCAGTACCAGGCACTCGCGGATACGGAGCAACAGGCACTCGACGCGCTCACACAGGCATTCAATCTGATGACGCAGGGCGGTAGTCAGATCGCGCAGATCCTCGGCAGCGCCGTCTCGTCGGCGGGTGCGGCACAGGGCTTCCTTGACGCGCAACCGGTCGGCGGTGGCTCCATCCGCCGTCTCGGTGGCAAGGCGGCAGGCGGCTTCATCCCCGTGGGCGGCAGTGCCCTCACGGGTGACGCGGCGGGCGGCGTGGCGACGCCGTTCACGGAAGAAGTCAAAGTGACGCCGCAGGGCGCGGTCGTGACGCCGCTCGCCAATCGCCCGAGCGCATCGGGTGGCGGGGACATCACCATCAACATCGGTGGCGACACCATCCTATCTGCTCAAGCCCTCGCGGATATTCGCCGCTACATCGAACAGAAGAAGCGCGAGGCCATCACGGAAGCGCGGCAGGCCGTGCCGCTCACGCTGCGCGGTCAGGGAAGGGTGGGGCACTAAGTGGGTGTCATCAGCCAGATCGAGCAATACAAAGTCTCCCCGACCGTCGTCCTCTACTCAGCGCCGCCGATTGGTGTGCAGAATGACCTCTCGTTTGCGCGGCGCAGTGGCACGTACACGGTGCGCGCGGTGGACGGCGGTCGTGATCCCTACGGCAACCTGCCCGCGCCGCTGGATATTCGCCATTTCCCGTCCACGTGGATGGTGATTCCGCCCGGTCCGGTGGGGCACGGCAACTATGACCAGTCGCGGGATGCCCTGCTCGGCGCGGTCGGGCACGGGTTTCCGGTGACGCTCGTCTATCTCACCGATGGCGGCACCGAGCGGATCGCCCGCGCCAAGTTCATGGGCATCAGTGACGTGGTGACGCCGCAATCGCCCTTTGCGCATACGTTTACGGTAACGTGGGAAATCGCGGACTGGACGGACCGTGACTCGCGCTCCACCAACTCTATCGGCGTCGGGTCGCCGGTGATGGGGAGTGCGCCGACGCTCATCATGGGCGGTATTGTCTATCCACTCACCGATGGCAGCGGGCAGAACTTCATCGCCATCTACACGGACGGATCGGACGGGAAGCCGAAGACGACGAAGCCGGACCGGAGGTGCATCATCACCGTCAAGGGGCCGTTCGGGAGCGATCTCGTCGCGAACGGCGTCGGCGGTTATGCGCTCGGCGGCTTTACCGTCTTCAATACCACCGCGCACATCGTGGACTCCGCGGGAAATCTCTCATCGGTCGGCTTCACCGTCTACCGCAAACTCGGCAGCGGTGACACGGTGGTCGTGGACGCAGGCCGCAAGCGCGCCACCATCAACGGGCAACTGCTCGCCTTCGGGACGGACTTCGTGATTCCTGATTGGCAGGTGGAATGGTTCCGCATCGAGCAGGGCGCCGCCAACTCCATCCTCTTTTCCGTCAATGGCCCGTCCTTTTCCACCGGCGGGCAGGCGTTGGTAGATTTTATTGGCCGGTATCACTAATTCATATTGAGAGAAGGGCGGTTGCGCGATGCCAGTCCCCGTCTTTAGTCCGCTCGTTGACGGGCCCGTTGGCTCCGGTGGCTCACCGTACGCGGCGGCCACGTGGAATACACGCTACTCGCCACTCTATGACCAGATAACGGCTCACCTCACCAACACCACGGTGGGCTCGTGGACGCCGCAGAACCATCAGACGAACGCCATCGTGCCAACGGGCAACCTGTCGATGGTGACGGCACGGCAGTTGCAGCCAGGGACGCAACATCTCGCCAACGACATGTTCGCGCGGATGTGGAACGAGATCGTGGACGGCGACCAGACGCCGGCGAACTTCGTCACGAAAACCGTGCCCGTGACGCTCACGACGATCAACACCCTCCTCGGCACCCGCGACCTCAATGCCTCCGTCAACTCGATCATGCTGCGCGGTACGCACGCGGAAACGAATCTCGGCGCGCTGTCCGTCGTCGCCACGCAGACGGGCGTGCCGACGATCCTCGCGAAGCCAATCACCAGCCAGACCTCGCCCGTCATCATGACGCAGAACGCGGCGGGCAGCGTCAACCTCTTCTATGTGGACGTAACCGGTGCCGTGTTCTCCGCGGTCGGCTTCACGGGCGATTTGACGGGCAACGCGACGGGTGTCAAGGGTGTCACCGCGCACAACCTGCTCATCGGCGCGGGCGCGGGGGCGATGTCATCGCTGGCACCGGGCACCGCGGGCTACGTCCTCACCTCACAGGGGGCGTCGCTTGACCCGACCTGGAGCGCGCCGACCGGCACCGGCGGCGGCTCCACCCCGGCCACGCTCACCACCGGCGGCACGGGCGATGCCGCGCTGATCGATTTGACGACGCCGCTCGTGCAGAACATCGTCAACGCCATCTCGGTTTCGGGCGGCAGCAGCCTCCTGATCGCCGCCAGTGCCGCGAACAAGGTCGGCATCTCGGTCGGCGGCCGGTGGCGCACGAACACCGCAAACGTGACGACGAACAGCGCCTCAGGCGCGGCGGGCAACCGCTACCTGATCGCGGATCTCTCGGGCGCGGTCAGTGGCGGCAACGGCATCGCGTTCACGCTCAGCACCTCCACGACGCTCTCGAACCAGTATCAGATGCTGATCGCGGCGGTGCGCTGGGATGGGACGACGCTCCAGTACGATCCCGCGACAACGGATTTCACGAACATCTTTCCGATGATGAACTCAACGGGGTGGCAACCCGCCGTGCTCGCGCAGGACTTTACTGCCGCCGCCCTCACCGGGACGGGCTTCCAGAACCTCACCAATGCCGTGACAACGACGCTCTATTTCCCCACCGCGGTGCGAGGCATGATTTGGTGGACCTTCGCGCTGGCACAGGGCGCAGCGGTGCAGGACGGCTATCTCTATCTCTCCGTGGATGGCGGTATCGTCGGGCAGAACACGCAGTTCAACGGCGTGCCCGCCAATAAAACGCTCACCCTCGCGGGACAGGCGCGGGTCTCGCTCGGCGCGGGCGCGCATACCTTCGTCATGCAAGCAAACTGCGCGACAGCGGGTCCAACGGTCGGCGTGGTCAGCGTCAATGGCCTCTTCTATCGCTAAAGGAGGGTAGGAGTGGCCTTTACACGCATCGACCAGACGGACGGCTCCGTGACGCTCGGCGGCGGACACTGGGGCAGCGCCGTCGTGGATACGAACGCGGTCAGCGGCAGTTACGCGAAGACGACGACCAACGGCGACACGGCGACTATCGTCATCCCCTCCGGCCCGTCCACAGTGATCCTCCAATGCACGCGACTCTCGACGGGCGGCACCCCGACCATCGTCAACTCCACGACGGGCAGCACGCCGGTGACGTGGGATCAGACGAGCGGCACGAGCAACGCCGCCGCAGCGTGGGTGATCTCCAAGTCGTGCTCGCCGCCCATCGCCCTCAATCCTGCCGTGGCGAATACGATTGTGGTGACGGCGGCCGGCGGCGGCGCGACCCTGGACGCCTACGAGAAGTACACGCCATCCGCGATCACGGCGGGACGCCTGACGGTGGCGGGGCACTCGATCCCCGCAGGCGCGATCATCGCCTCTCCGACGACGAACCGCTTCACGGCACTGGCGGCGGCATGGCTCGGCATGACGGAGGACAACACGGGCGCGGCGACTGGGGCGACAATCGCTGACAACAACCAGGCCGCGTCTCCGGTGCCGCTCTGGACGATCATTCATGTCGGTACGAACTGGGATCAGCGCACACCCGAGATCGCTCTGTGCATGATTGGCATCAATGACATTTCCACCCTGCTCGCCAGCGATCCGACAGCCGGGTACTATCTCGCGCTCTTCAAGCAGCGCCTGCGGGAGTTGGTCTGGCGGATGAACTATAGCGTGCCGGGGGCGCTCGTCGCACTGGTCGGCATGACGCCGAACACGAATATCGGCGGCGCGGTGACGGTGGCGAATATCGTGGCGTGGGATCGCGCTATCCAGCAAGTGGCGCTCGAACCGACGATGACGAACTGCATGTACGTCAATGTCTGGGACGCGCTCAACAACAATGGGTATACGCAGACCTCGGTGTTGAGCGATGGCACGCACCCGACGATTTACGGGCATGAGTTGATGGCGCGGGCGCTCTTCAAGCAACTGTCGGCGCGGCGGTCACTGCCGCCTGCGGTGCGCCTGGTGGCATAAGGGGGAAACAGCGATGGCACAGACAGACACCTATCCCGCGATCTCCTTTGAGGAGGCGCGGCGCCGGCAGAGTGCGGAGGAGTGCGCCACGGACGTCCCCGACGCGCGGCGGCGCATCAGCGACAGAGAACTGGCGTACTGGCGCAAGGCAACGGCGCGGTCACAGGCGACACAGACGGCGATGGAGGAGGCGCAGGCGGCCTATCTGAAGGCGCACGCGGCGCGCGTCAGTTTCGCGACCCATCTCGCGGAATGCTACGGCATCGACCTGAACGCCGAAGGTATTGATGAGGAGACGGGCATCATCGGCCCGCTCGTGCAACCCGCAGAAACACCCGAGGACTAACGCGTGGCAAACGTCTATCTTACGCTGCATAACGCCGATCTGACGGGCATCCCTGGCCTCGCGCCCATCGATGGCATCCAGTCGATGACCGTGCGCATGGAGGCGCTGGACGAATCGCCGCAGCATCAGGTCGTGCTCTACGGCACCGAGCGTACCAATGTCGCGGCGATGGTGCAGGCCACCGCTATCGCGCCCGTGCGCGTGGCGATCCACGAGGCGGGTATCGGCATCCTCGCGTGGGGACTGATCGCCACCCCCGAGCATCAGGTGGACGACGGCGGCCATCTCATCACGCTGACGATGGACGACATCACGCACGAACTGGCGTGGACCACGACCTCCCTCGGCTATGCACGTGCCGCCGAGATCGGGCAGGTCGTCACCGAGATCGGTTCGCTTCCTCCCACGGGCAAAGTGACGCCGTTCGTCATTGGCGGCGCAATCGCGGGCTATACATCGGTGGACGCGCAATCTACTCGTGTGTACGGGACGGACGGGGCGCTCCTCAGCACCTCCGCGGGGCAAGGGCCGGCGACGGGCTGGAGCGCGTCATTTGTCGATCAGAACACGATTGTCCCCTCCTCCGCGCCTGTGCCGTGGCTTGTCGATCTCTCGGGCGGCTCCATCGTCGCCACCGGGAACAACCTGCGCAAACTGGACGGGCAGCCTGCGAGCTTGACGACCGCGTACACCGCCCTCGCGCAGTATCTCAATCACGATCTTGTCTCCGGTGCGGTGGTCAACTCCGATTGTGACCTCACGTGGCAAGCGGCAAATGCCACGAGCGATTATCTGCTCGGCCTCAGGGACGCGACGGGCATCGGCCTCGCCAACCTGAAGTACAGCTTTCATGTGCTGGCGGACGGCACGTGGCAGATTGTGGAAGCGGGCGTCCCGGTCGCGGGAATGAGCGGCGGGTACACGACGAACGACTCGTTCATGACCCGCGTCATCAACACGACCACGACGCCGCAGGTGGCGTACTACCATAACAACCTCGGCATCTACGTATCCGCCGTCACGCCGACGTTTCCGCTCAGTCCGCTGGCACTGATGAATCTGGCGGGCAGCGAAGTGGCGAACGTCATCATGCGCCGCTCCGTGCGCCCCTCGCAGGTATGGACGGGCATCACCCTGACGCAAACGGGACTCTTTGATGCCTTGCGACAGGCGGCGAAGCAGACGCTCTACCACGTGCGGCAAGGACGCGACGCCTTCCTGAACGGGAACCGCACCATCGAGTTCGGCCCCTTCGGCGCGCTCTCCAACCTCCACCTGATCTGGGCGGGCGCGGGCGATGATCTGGATCTGATTGCCGAGAATCCCGATGTGCGTGTCATCGAGAGCATTCGAGTCACGCAGGACCGCACGAAGCTGGTAAACACGGTGACGCCGATTGGCGGCGGCGGGAATGCGCCGTTGACGTTAGAGCGACTTTGGAAACTCCGCTACGATCCCCAGTATCCCAATTACGGCAAAGTGGGGAACGTACCGGGCTCGGTGTTTACGGAGTTCGACTCGAACTATCCGGTGGAGCAGCAGTTCACCCGCGATGGACGGAGCGAATACTACGTGCGCGACCTCGCCGCCTATGCCGCGATGGGCAATCAGGAGATCCGCGGCACGTACAATGACGCGCAGTTCACCACGGGCACCAACGACGCGCCCGTTGTGCAGGAGATCGCCGCTCGCGGCCTCTATGCGGCCGTGGTGTCAAAGATGATCCGTGAGAGTAAACCGTCCTGGACGATCACGGTGGTGACGGACGGGCGTGGGCGGGTGCCGCGTGCCGGGGATCGGCTGACGATTGACTGGAAGGAAATCGCGGCGGACGATGACGGCACATTCATCGCCCTTCGCCCTGGCGATGTGCCCGAGATGAAGACGCCGTACATTACGGCGGTGGATCGCGTCTACGACGACACGGGCGGCGCGCACGATCAATGGACGCTCTCCACGACGGGCATTACGCTCGATGATGGTACCGAGACAGCGGCGGATTCCGTGGCGCAGTTGGATGCGGTGACGCTCGCGGTGAGGCCGGGGCAGTTCTACGATTCGATCACCCGTGACGGTGACGTTGACGCCTCCACGAGTCCCGATCACTCGCTGATCGTGCGCTTTCGTGCGCCGGCGGCACTCTTCCGCTGGACGCAGGTATCGATTGATTGCTTCTTCCGCCCCTTGCGGCAGCAGGTAAAGACTGCGTCGGGCGGGCTGCATCATCACAGTGTGCAGATCACGATTCCCGATCATGACCATGCGCCGCCTGCGGGATTACAGACCGATTCGGCACAGATTGGCGGGATGCCCGTCCACGTTCACGAGACAGCGGTCGCGGGTGCCGGAATCAGCATGACCGTACCCGCGCTCAATACGCCCTTCCAGCCGGATCGCTACCTCGTCCTTTCCGGCGACGGCGCACAAAACTCGTACCTGCACGCGAACGGCGGACACAGCGGTACGATCCTCACGAGCAGCCCGATGACAGGCGCCAACCTTCAACCGACCGAGCACCCGCACCCCGTCAGCGGCGTCGGCGGCAAGATCACGACGCCGCATCAGTTCGCGCCAATCTCGACCACGACCGTCCAGACCTCCAACGATGGCGTACATACGCACGACATCCCGACCGAACTGCACGACACCACCAGCCCCACCCTCTGCTTCCTCTCCATTGATAGCGGCGATGGCGGCTTTCAGCCTGTCAGTGCCGCACTCAAAGATACACGATCCGGCAAAACCGGACCGTGGTCGGGGGATTTCAGCATCAACGATGTGTCGAAATACTGCGGTAGCGCGGGGAAGTTGCTACAGTTCAAGTTCGCCTCAGGGATGAACAGCAATAACGGCGTGGGCAACTTCGACGTGCTGATTACGTTTCAGGGCGAACTCGGTGCCGCCGGCGTCGGCTTCACGATTGATTCATTCCACTAGCGCGGTTACGGTAGCCACGCCACGGTCGCGGGTGCGGTCGGCGCGCAGTCGAGCAGATTGGCAAGGTGCGTGGCTGCACCAAGTGCCGCGCTCTCCTCGCGCTCCTCTGCCGTGAACGTGCCGCACGCAGTCGGCGCACTTGCCTGATAGACGCCGTGCCAGTCAATGCGTGTGGGATGCTGGGCGTTGATGCCCCGCTTCGCCGCCGCAAGGTCGGGATAGTAGGCAACCTGCGCCAGCGATGCATCGGCACTCGTGACCACCGCCCATTGATCGGGATGCCAGACGGCAACCGATACCACGGGCGCATCCGCCATCACGGACGGCGCGGTGAGCATGACGGTCAGGGCAGCGAACAGGACGGCGACGAGGCGCATGGTGGTTTCCTTTCGGGGCAATTGCAGATCACGGACTGGTAGTGTGTTCATTTGGAACGCTCCTTGTCAAGCAGGTGACGGACGCCTGCCGATACATTGTCATTACCGAGGTGCTTCAGGCGTTCAACCTGTGCTTGTGTGAGTGAGATCGTGATGCGGATGAGTCGTTCGGAGAGGAGCGGGGGTCGTCCCGCTCCCTCACGCTTTCCGCCTTTCGGCATTGTGTTTCTCCAATCGCGAGAGCGGGCGACCGGTGCCGCCCGCGTCGTGTAGTGGGTGCTACGCTGCGAGCCGCTTGACGAGGCGACGTGCATTCTTGAGGGTGCCAGCGTCACCGATGCATTCGACGCCGCAGAAGATGAAGTAGGCATTGCGGTCATGCTCGGAGCGGCTGATCGTGTAGTTGCCGCTCGTCTCAACGTCGATGACGCAGAGGGTGAAGGGGATGTGTACGCGGTCGTACACGCGGGTCATGAAGCGGTCGGTGGTACTCTGTGTGCTGGACATTGGACTACTCCCTTTGTCTACGCCCCGCCATCGCTGCGAACTTTGGCGGGGCTCTTCGTTTCGACTACGCGATAGTGATGGTGGCGATCACGCGCGGTCCGCACATCGCGGAGGTGGAACGCGCGTATGCGACATACCGCAGGGTGTCGTCCGCGTCGCGCTCGACACGAACATACCCACGACTGCCCGCGCGTAGTGCAGCAATCCCGTTCGCCATCGTAACAGCGGCACTGTCGGCTTCCTCTGCGCTCGCACACTCATACGTGCCCTGGGTCGGGTCGGTCGAGGTCACGCGATACATGGGGGGCTCCTTCATCGTTCGGGGGATTCCGTATCCCCCTTCTATGTTTAGATTATCTCATACAGATTCATAGAAGTCAAGGGGTTGAGCAGAGCAATTTCACTGCCGATTCCACGTGGCGACGATCACGGCAACGACCACCGCCAGCAGGATCAGCGGCAGCAGCACCCACGGATTCGATAGATCGGGCATCCCCATTCCTTCCCGTAGCGGCAACGTACGTCAAATGAACGGCAAAGTCAGCGGGATTCGTTCCATGATGCACGAATAGACCCGTGTGCAATGAAGGGGAGTGCGTAATGGAGACGGCGCTAACGCTCCTCGTCACGGTGGGAATCGGGGGAGTGATGGGACTATTCACGCGCATCATGCTCAGTCACGGGGTGCGCATCGTGGCAGCGGCGACGGACAATCCATACGTCGTGACCATGCTCGTGGGCGCGGTGACGGCACTGTTCGGCTCACTGACCTGGGTGGCGAAGCTCCTCCTCCAGCGCACAGACAAGGCGCACGCCGATCTGATTGCCAGCATGATCGCGGCGCACATCGATGCGATGGCCGGGAAGGACGCGGTAATCGCGGCAACGGAGGCGCGATGCGACGAGATGGAACAACGCGCAAGTCGGTACGAAACCCTCGTTCTGCGCTCTATCGACGCGGCGAAAGAGGCGGCGCACGTCGCCACGGCGGTCGTGACGAACTCGAAGCGAGGAGCGCCGTGAACGCGATCCTGATGACCGCCCTGACCCCCGAGGAGCGGCTACGGCTGCGCGCCATCGAGGAGAAGCGCCGCCGTGATGCGCGCGAGCAGCGGCTTGTCAAAGAAGTGGCGCAACTCGAAGAGACGGTGCAGGCGATCAAGGCGCTGCTGAGTGATGATGACACAGGGGAGGCGGGCGATGCTGCTCCAAACGCTCGCTAGTGTAACCGTGAATGTCACCCTGCCGACCGCGCTCTGGACCCTGAGTGCGGCGACCGGCCTCGGCTTTTCGCTCACGGTGCTCCCGCAATACGTCGCCAAACTGAAGACCGCGAAGCGCCTTTCCGCGCGCAACCGCAAAACGGCGGTGGCGCTGGTGCGAGATTACATCGCATCGGAGGCCAACCGCACCGTTCAGCACGCCCTGTCGCTCGTGGTGGGGATCGCGGCAGTCTTCGTGCCGCCCGCGCCGCCACGGGACGAACCCCTGCCGTACGCACTCGTGGTCTTCGGGAGCCTCGTGATCCTCGTGCTGATGACGAACAACATTCTCGCCACCGTCAACAGCGTGCGTGCCTATGTCGCGTGGCGGCGGCGGTACGGGGTCGTCGTCACAGCACGGGAAGAACAGCAGAAATAGTCATGCACTTCACCGACGTGCTTCTTCTCGGACTGGCAACGGGGTGCCTCGTGTGGGGGCTGTGGGACTGTTGGAAACGGAGGCACCGACGATGAGCATTACACCGTATGCCCTCGGACGCACGCCCGGTAACTATCCACTCAACGCCAACTACCCGATGCGCGCCCTCATGGACGTGTTGCCGCCGCGAGCGCGTAGATCACCGTGGGCGGGCGGGCCACTGCTCGATCAGGGGGCCGTGGGTCAATGTGTCGGCGCAACGGGCCGCGAGTGGCTGACCTCCTCGCCCGTTCTCTATAAAGCGCCGCATCCGACGATGGAGGAATCCTACTTCGGGGCAAAGCAGTTTGACGGCTTCGGTGATCCCACACCGGATCGCGGCTCTAATAGCAACGGGTTAATGAAATTCTATCAGAGCATCGGGCTGGTGGACTCCTACTACTGGACAGACAACGCCGAGCAAGCCGCCGAGTACGTCCTGACACGGGGCTGTGTCCTGCTCGGTACGCCGTGGGACAACAGCATGTTCTATCCCGATGCCACGGGACAAGTCCATCCAGACGGCAACGAAGTCGGGGGACACGAGATAACAATCGAATGGTTCTATAAGACGAAGAAGCTCTTCCTCATTCGCAATCACTGGCGCAATCAGGACGGCTCGTGGTGGGGAAACGTCAAATCTCACCCCGGCTATTTCACGATCTCGCTCGCTGATCTGGATGGCCTGGTCGGTCGCGGGGCCGATCTTTGCGCCGCCGTGGAGCATCCGCTGTAAAGGGGTGTGCGATGCCCGATCCTATAGTGCTCTCCGCGAACGAACGCGATGTCCTTGAGAAACTGAGTACACGACCGGGCCAGTTTGCCATGCCGCGTACGGAGCGAGCCCTACGTGTCACACGGGCTGTTCTCACTGCCTTGCAGATACGCGGCTTTATCCGCAATGCGGGCGGCGGGGATCGCTGGTCAATCACGGCTGAGGGAAGCAGATGGTTGGCGAACAATCCGAGCACCGGCAAGAAGGGGCAACCATGAGCGACAATTTCATTCAAGCCAACATCAAGGAGTCCGAGACCGTCACCACCCACCAGATCGTGCCGAACATCGACAACCCGCACATAGTCTGGGAAGGAAGCGCGCCCGAAGCAACCGCCACCGTGGACTATCTGAAACGACGAGCACCGGCGACGGACACGTTCACGGTGGTAAAGGGCGAGCCAGACCCTGCGTACGGGCCATATGACATGCGGCGGCTTGTGGAGCGCACACCGGACGACGTAAAGGAGAAGGGCAATGGTTGATGATGCAGGAAAGAAGATTGTCGAGTCGTTCGCGGACATCGACGCGAAGATCAAAGAGGCGCGTCACGGTGCGCGGGGCGGCGGCACGGATGCGGCCCTGAACAGTCTCGTGCAAGCAGTGGACATGCTGCGGGATAAGGTCGTTGACCTTGCCATCCGCGTGGACAATCTGGAAGCGGCAGGCGACTGAGATGTATCCACAGCCATACGAGTGCAAGGAAGACGCGCACACATGGGTACGCGAGCAGGTAGCAATCGCGGTGCCCGAAGAAGGTCCGAAGATTCACCGCTTTGAGGCTGAACGGTGCTCGACGTGCGGCGCGATCCGGCGTGCGCGCGACGCCAACGGCGACCTCATCCCAGAAATCGGTGGAGACGACGAGGAATGGCATGAAGCGTAAGGTCGTCATCGTCACATGGCGGGACTCCCGCATGTACACCACGCAGGTGAGCGGCGACGAGGTTGAGGGTGTGTGCGAGATCGTCTCGGCGGGCATCCTGATCGAAAAGACGAAGGAGTGCGTCGTGATCGCCCGTGACGATATGCAGCACGACGACCAGTGGCGTGGCGTGTTGGTGATCCCGCGTGAGAACGTGGTGATGATAAAGGCGGTCAAATGATGTCCGCGCCTGCCATGCCCACAACGATGAACGCATTCCGTGCGGCGGTGCTGGAAATGACGGACGGGGATACATTCCGTGCTCGCGTCTGGGTACTCCCCGACATGTATTGGGAAGGGAAGATTCGTCTGTCGCGGGTGAACGCCCCCGAACGCGGGACGACCGCGGGCATGGACGCGATGCTCTTCACGCAGCGATGGCTCGCGGGGCAACCGTGGCCGATCAACACCGCACTCAAGTACGGCATCACCCCCGCCCCACAATGGCCCTTAGTGATTGTCGTCAAGGGGACGGATAACTTCGGTGGGCGGCTCGATGCCGAGGTGTACCGCGTGCTGGACGGGCGCAACCTCTCCGATGATCTGCTCGCGGCGAACATTGCAGCGCCGTACCGGGGGATGATCGCCACACCGATGCATTGAAAGGGACAACGACATGTCGCTGCTCTGGGTTCTCATCATCATCCTGATTCTGCTCGCGTTGGGCGGGGGTTACTACTTCTCGAATCTCCTCTATCTGCTCCTCATCATTGCCGCCATCGTCCTGATTGTGGAACTCGTGAACAGGAACCGCGTGCCATGAGAACCGCCCGCCCCACCCCTACCGCACCCCGCCCCGCGATCCCCACGCGCCGCGAGCAGGTGGCAATCCTCGCCAAAGCCGAGGCGTGCCTCGCGGGCGCGCAGATGCATGGACGGGATGAGAAGGGGGAGCGGTTGCTGCGGCTGGGTGTGCGGGAGTTGGCGTTGGTCGTTCGGGCCCGGTGGATAGAGGGGGAGTGGCGATGAGCGATTGGCAGGTGATCGAAGGTGATTGCCTCGATGTTATGCGCGGGATGGCGGATGCGAGTGTGGACGCGATTGTGACTGATCCGCCCTATGGCCTTGATGTCGCGGATTGGGACGACCATGTCCCATACCATCTCTTATCGGAGTTCCTGCGGATTAGTCGCGGCATCGTCGTCTGGTTCGGTGCAGCATCCATGCTCGCTGAACAATCCGCAATATTCAACCCGAAGCCTGAACGCGTTTTGATCTGGGCACCAGCATTCACCTTATCGCACACGCAGAGCGATTTGATCCATTATCGCTGGCACCCGATCTATGTGTGGCGAATCACGAAGCAGAAGAGCAACCCCCGATGGGACATCTTTGACACGCCCACTGAATGCGGTAACTGGTGGGAGCACAAATGCACGAAGCCCGTGCGGTTGATGAAATCGCTCCTCGGATTAGCAATCGAAGGCGGCACGGTACTTGACCCCTTCACGGGTAGCGGCACAACGGGGGTGGCCGCCGTAAACCTCGGCATGAACTTCATCGGCATTGAGCGCAACCCTGAATACGTCGCTATTGCCCGCAGGCGCATCGCAGACGCCGCCGCACAGCCTCGATTGGAGGGTGTCGCGTGACAATACGCATGGGGATTCATTCTGCTCTCTCGGGGGCGAGCCCACGATTCGAACAAGTATCCGCCGCACTCGGGGCGGATTTATTCTTGTGGGTGGCCCTCGTCCGCAAGCCCGATGGCACGACCGCGCCCAACAACGTCACCGATGCTCTTGCACGGCCAAGCGGCACTCACGTCCTCAGAGTGCCGACACCGATGCCCGACGAGCATCCCGACGACTGGATGCGGCACATCGTCCCTATCCTCGACCTCTGGGTAAGCGCGGGCATTCCACCAGGGGCGCTCATCGTGCAGCCGGGGAACGAACCCGACACGAAGGGCGTGGACGTGCCCGTGCCGTGGCATGTGGATGCATGGCTCGCGGATGCGCACATGTACCGCGATGCCCTGAAAGCACGCTACCCGCGACTGCCGCTCCTCGCGCCACCACTGACGAGCATCCACACGCCCGCGATCACCGGCGACTACCTGAACGGATACGAGGCGGCCGCCATTCACTGTTATTTCAGTGTCGATAATCCGGGCTGGCGTCAGGGGCGTGACGGCGGCGCGGCGTGGCGATGCGCTACTGATCTCGGCGTGCCCGTCTACGTGACCGAGGTGAACAGCAACCCGACGAGCAGCGATGAAATCCTTGCCTGGGCGCATGAGATCGACAGCGACCTTGTGCTCGGCGCGTGCTGGTTTCTGCCCGACGCCAGCGGGACAGAGTTTGACCACTATAACGTGACGCCAGAGCAGGCGACGGCGGTGCGGGACGGGTTGCCTATCCCTTCCCCTTCCCCCCCCGATCCCAATCCGCCGCCGCCTCCGGGATACACGGGACAATCTGCACCGATGAACGGCGTTACCACGGCAGCCGTGGGCTGGTCGGCAAAGGCGCCGCGTGAAGTGATCGACGCCTACAACCGCAACGCGCCGACGATCGGCTACGACCCGAACCTTGCCCTCGGACAGAGCGCATTGGAGACGGGCTGGTGGACCTCACCCGCCTATCACAACCGTCACAATATGGCGGGCGTCGGCATCACGGGCGATAACGTGCTCGGCCCAACCTGGGACACCATCGAGCAGGGCGTCCAGGCGCATCTCGCGCTCCTCAACTGCTACTACGGTGACGGCACCGATCCGTGGGGGCAGCTCACGCGGTTCGGGTTCGGTGGCTTCACGCTCGGCAAGACTGATCTGAACGGAATGAACGGCGTCTGGGCAGTGCCGGGGCTGACGTACGGCGATGACATCGCCCAGGTGGCGAACGCGGTGACGGGCGGCGTGGTGCCGGAACCGGGGCCGCAACCGACGCCTGCGCCGCAACACTATCAGATCGTCACCCCCGTTGATTGCCCTGTGGCGCAAGGCAGCGATGGCGGGTTCAGCCACGGTGGCAATGTCCCCGGTTTCTACGCCATCGATTACGGTTGCGAGCGCGGGACACCATGCAGAGCAGCCGCTGATGGCACGGTGGGCGTGATCTACACCGCCGACTGGAATCCGATCAGCGCCCGCACCGGCCCGTCCATCTGGATCGACCACGACAACGGCTACAGCACGTTCTCCTGCCACATGTCGCGCATCGACGTGGCGACGGGAGGCCGCGTCACGCAGGGGCAGATCATCGGTCTGACGGGTGATCCCGCGATTGATGGCGGCTATGGTTCGGGGGCGCATCTGCACTTCGAGACGTGGGACACAGCAACACACCTTCGCGTCAAAATGGAGGACTTAGAGGCCGCTGGCATTGCTGGCCCATACGACTCGACACCCGTGGAGGAGGCACAAGATATGCTCGTAGAGACAGGCTATGACGATGGCATCCTTCGCCGCCAGTGGGACGGGCTAAAGACGGCAACGCAGATCAAGAAGGTCGGCGGGTTTGACCGTGCTCGTGGCATTGACCAGAAGTGGGAGTCTGAGATAAAGGCAGGGCGACCGCTGGGCTTTGCCATCTCTAACGAGGAGAAGGATGCCGCCAGCGGGCGCGTGGTAAGGTTCTTCAGCAACGGGCGCATCACCTTCTTTCCCGCTGATGGCTCGGTGAAGGTCAACTAGGCATCATCAGGAAAGTTGAGCGCGGCATATTCGCCATGCACTTGACGGGCGGCGACATCGTAGGCGCGAGCGGCCTCTTCGCGCGTGCCATAGCAACCGAGATGGTGTGCGGCATGGTCGTATTGAATCTGTGCTCGCCACCGATTACCAGACCGGAAGACGCCGCGAAAGCCTGTGGTGTTCATCGTGAGTCGTGTGCGATTCGCATTGTTCTGCGTCCGCGTGGCCTCGCGAAGGTTGCTCCGCACATTGTTGAGACCGTTGCCGTCCCAGTGATCGGTGTCTTTATCCAGGGGCGTGTTGAGGATCATGCGATGCATGAAGACGCCGCGCGTGCCGCCGTCAAAATAGGTGATTGCGTAGTACGTCTTCCGCCCCTTGTTCACGTTCCACACATACTGTGAGACGAGCGGATAATCTTCCTTGTCCACGGTGGCGAAGAAGCCGACATACTTGCGACTACGAAGGGGAATCTGTACAGTTTCACTCACGGCAGACCTCCATCTGTCGTCGTCGCGCCCCACCGCTGGAACGGTGTTAGGGGCGCATTTCCTCTCCTGATTATAACCGATTTCCGCTGCTATAGGAAGGAAATGCCGTGCCTTGGTATCAATCCAAATACGCAAAAGCGGCGCTGGTCGCGGTCGCCACGGGCGCCATCTCCGCCATCATCATCTACCTCGGCATCATTGATGACGTGTCGCTCACGGGGCGGCAGATCATAAAAATAGTGGGGCTCGCCTTTATGGCGCCGTTCGCCACCCTCGTACGCTTCCTGCCCTCATTCCAGGACATCTTCAGCAGCGCGCCACAGGTCAATGCAGAGAACGTCGAGCAGATGACCGTGCTGCCGCCCGCCGATGCGCCCCCGACCGTGATGCCGCGGTCCACCAAATAACGCCTACCACTTCCTTCCTTCCATTGCCCGCCCCTGCCACCGGATCGGTCTCCCCGCCGACACCGGAGCAGGGGCATTTTCACTTCCTGTCGGTCAGCTGCATCGCGGTGGTTGCAATCTCGTCCGCGATAGCGACAGCTTCCGCAGCATAGGTTCGCGCTTCCCGCAGTTGGGCCCGCAGTTCTCGTATCTCCGTATCCTTGTGGGCTGCCCGCTCCCATCTCGCGGCAAGCGGTAGGAGGATCAGGAGCGCGACCCCGACGAGGATGCCGAATGCAATCAATACCGTCGATGCGGAGAAGACCACATAGCCCATTCGTTACTCCCTGTCTCCAGCAGCGGTTCAATCACGTGCGATACGACACGCTCCTCGAAGGTCACGAAGCCGTTAGGTGCCACGGTGATGACGACGGCGCTATCCGGCCCGGTGGGCCGCACATGGACGTTACCGGGTGTATCGGCGCCGACACGCACGGTCGTCAGCAGCATCACGAGCAGCGCCACGGCGAGCGAACGGCTATTCATCGCCCTGCCTCTTCCTGCGCCGCCGCCTCGGACAGCGCCCTCTGCGCCTCCATATCCCGCAGGTGCTCAAGTGTCGCGTGGTACTCCCGCATCGTCACGAGATGCAGCACCTGCTCGCTGGACAACTTGTTCACGCCCGACAGGAACGCCATGTACGGCTCTATGAGGCGCATGCGCTGTTCGGGTGTGAAGGCGAGATGTTCGGCAACAGCGGCATCGATCTCGGCTTGGAGGTCGGCGTTATTGGTTGCCATCACGCGCTCCTTCCGGTGGCGGGGCTGTCGGTTCGTTGATGGCGGACAGGGCGGCACGTCGAATGATGTCCCTGATGCTGTAGAGGCCGTGGCAGTAGTGGTGGGTGAGGTGTCTTCTCGCCGTATCGTCCACTCTCGCCAGCACTTCCCGCAACTGCACCAGCGGGTCACTGTCCGTGGGTGTTGCGGTCAGGACGGCGAGCAATCGAGACTCTAGGTCGCAATCCCACCCTTCGGCCCATGACCAGAAGGCGCTCATCACGGAATCGCTGTCCATCGGTGCATGTGCCTGCATCCAGATGCTCCAAGTGCGGATGAATGTCAGGCTGTTGAATGCGTCTGTGCTTGCCTCCCGCAACTGCACCAGCCCGCGCACGGCGGTATCGCGTTCGGTGCGGAGCGTGGCGGTCTCTGCTGCAAGCTCTTCCAATCCCTCGAAGATCGCCTTGGATACGGTGATAAGTTCCTGCTCTCGCTTCTCACTCATCGTGCCCCGCACTCCTTCCCGCCCGCGGCGTCATTCCCGCTCCACCGCTCTGATTGCCGCCCGAATGTCCCGCAACAGTTGCATCGTCATATCCTCGCCATCCCCGACGCGGAACGCAGGGAGCGCTCCCTGCTCGGAGAGCCACGACATGAACGCCTCCGCACCCATCGCGCATTCAAGGAGCGCAGGGGCGGTCAGGAAGAGGCGTGCATCGTCCTCATTCGGGATCATCGCCGCGACGACGCGCCCCTGCCCATTGACGATGCCAAGGTGCAGGCCGCTTGGGCCGCCTTTCGGTGCTAGGATCCAGGGTTGCTGTGTGATTGCCATCAAAACGGCTCGCTTTCAGGATGATTCCAATCCACAACTACCGCCTGCCCGTCCCGCCCCTGGTGGGCGGTGTGGCGGTACATCTCGTCCAGATCGGCGTTGATGTCGGCACGTGCCTCTGCTTCGTCGCGCATCTCGCGCTCGATGATCGCGTTCTTCACCACATCCTCGCGCTGTTGCCACGTCAGATGTTGGAAGCACATGGTATCGTCGGTGGAGATGCCGCCAATCCAGCCGCCGAAGATGCCCACCGAGTAGTCGGCGGGCTCCCAGTCGAGGACGATCGTAATCTCGCGGCCACAGACGGGGCAGATGGCGCGCTCGGTGTCGTCGTTCATCGGTTACTCCTCATCCACTGGCCGCGCCACAGCCACAATGCCATGCACCGCCAGCGCGGCCACGAAGTCCCGCGCATCCCGTGGCGTGAAGGTCTCCGAACGGTAGGCGACCAACTGCTGCTCATCGGTGACGGTGGCGAGGCGAAGCAGACGTTCGAGGACGGCGTTGCCGCGTTCGGCATCGCCGCTGAGTAGGCGTTCATTGAGAGCGGCGAGTGCTTGGTCGTTCATGGTATGCTTCCCTCGTTCGTATTGTGGCGGTGGGCGGGGATGATTCCCCGCCCGTTGTCGTCTCAGCCAATCAGGTGTGCGCCGGCGGCGATACGATCAACCCTGAGCGAGATCCGTGTGCCGCGGATAGAATCCCATCCGAAGATGAGGTCCGCGCCGCTTGATGTGGTCTGCAACCGCTCCGGCAAGACGACGCGGGCCTTCGGGGTGACGCCTTCGGTGCGGTAGGTCATGACGATGGCCTTGCGCTCATCGAGCGCCTTGTGAATCGTTGAGTACAATGCTACGGTATCGTGGATGGACATGGACTAGGCTCCTTGTCTGTCTGCCCTGTCGATGGTGGAACATCGGTGGGGCTTCTTCGTTTACGCCGCTTGCCGGATGCCGTAGTACGTCTTCGTCGCGCGCTCCTCGGTCGTGAGATTGCAATTCATCTCGAAGGTGCGATCCATGAGCGCCTCGTATGTCTTCTTGCTCGTCGCTTCCACCGTCTCGATGATCGTGTCATCGCGGCGACCGGCATGTGCGAGAACGATTTCGTACCGGAGTGTTTGCTTTGCCATCTCGTTTGCTCCTTCATCGTTCGGGGCATCTCCCCTTCACTGTCATTATCTTACACCTATCTGCTAGATTTGTCAAGGGGTTTTGGGCTTGATTTTCTCACGGATATACGCTACGATACGGGCAGATACGTGAAAGGTGTCTGCTAGAATGTTTGACATGAAGATCGGGCGAGAAGAGTTCTACACTTTAGTTGAGGCCAGCGAGATCGTCGGTCTGAGCGCGAACACGCTGCGGGCGCAGATCAAGAACGGCGTCATTCCTGCGCGGCTCGTCGGCAAGACATACGTGGTGCGACCGAAAGACTTGGATCGCTATGTGCGCGATCACAAGGGCAAGCGCGGCCGCCCGCGCAAGAAGGACGCCTGAGCATCGAGACTACGGATCGTTCGGTAAGCCTTCTAATCGCTATCCCTGATGCCCACGCACGAACACGCCGTCATTCCAAACGATGCTATACCGGGGCGGGTGTTTCCTCCAGAAAGCGGCAGCCCCGCCCTGTTTCCCCTCAGTCGGCTCTACCTCCACCTCAACCCGCGCGATGAATGCCTCCACCAATGCCCGCAGATGCCCGATCCGCCGCTGCTCCCACGCGGCGCGCACCTCCTCATCCAGTCGGGCGCGGAGGTCGAGTAACGGCTTCACGGCGGCCAGATCGGGGATCGGCGGGAGGGCCGTCAGTTGCGCGTCTATCCCCGCCAACTCGCGCTGCTGCTCCTGCTCGATGCGAGCTATCCGTGCGGCGTCCAGTTCGCCGCGGGCGCGCATGCGATCTGTGGCGATCTGCTCGCGGATGAGCGCGTCCCGTTTGCGCACGAGACTACTGCGCCGACGCTTGGCGGGATCCTCGCGGATCTGTGCCCGTAGCTCGCGCTCGATCTCCGTGCGCTCCTCTGCGGTGATCGCAATCGAGGCTAACTGCTCCACCGCGTAGCCATCTGCGACATCGGCATCGACGGAGTAGCGCGGGAGGCGTCCCTCGGCACCCGGTGTTGTGTACCAGCGTCGTGGCGACCGCTTGTCCTTCGCCTGGTACATCCGCCGCTCCGTGCCCTTCACATAGAGAAACCCTGTCAGCAGTGCGGGTCCGAACGGTTCACGTCGCTTCGTCCGTTTGCGGGCATCCAGGATCGCCTGTACTGCGTCGAACGTCTCCCTACTCACGATAGCAGGATGCGCGTGCGGCACGACGATTCCGGCCCAATGTGACTCACCCAGATAGGCGCGGTTACGGAGCCACTGACGCATGCTGCACGTGTTGGCGTTGAACGCCACCGCCGTCAACTCGACGTTGCGTGTGGCGAGGAACATGTCGAATGCGCGCTGCGCGTCGCCGGCGTCCTCAGTCGGCTCCAGTCGCCCCTCACTGCTGAGGCGATACCAACGCGGCGTGCGGCCGAGCCAATAGCCTTGCTCCGCCTTCCGGCTCATATTCGGGCGTACACGTTCCGCCAACTGCTGCGACTCATACGCGGCGAGCACGCTCATAATGTCCCGGACCAGTTCATTGGAGAGATCAGGTTGCGTGACGGAGATCAGGGTGATGCGGTGGCGTTTGATGTGCTCGAAAAAGCGGAACAACTCGGCCTTATTGCGCCCGATGCGGTCGAGTCGCCAGACGAGCACGACGTCTCCCGGCTGCAAGATGGCGAGCAATCGCTGATAGGCGGGCCGGTCGTCGCGGGTGCCGCTGAGGATGTCGACGAACTCATGCTGGATAGTTTCGCCGCGAGCCTTTGCGCCAGCGTGGATGGCGTCACGCTGCGTATCGAGGGAAACGCCCTGCTCCTGGCGCTGTGTGGAAATACGCAAATAGGCATACGCAGTCACGGCTTGCGTATTTCCACACAAGAATACGCAAGCTGGCATACGCGGTCACGGCTTGCGTATTCTCTCCAACGCCTCCATCGGTTCCCTGTTTGCACCGGATGCAGCGATCGCTCAGGGAACGGCAGAAATCTCCATAAAACGCGCATCCTCTGGATAGCCATCGGTGGCAATCTTCCCGCTGAAAATCTATCTATTGCCGTCATGCCGTGATCCATGCATCTATGTACAGGCGTAGCAAATAGCAAGGAAACGCCGTCGCGGCCGTGGCTGTGTACCTGGCGTCCGAAGCCGCAGTCACTTCCCATTGGTGCAAATCTTGCCAATGGCAACTTCTTGCGGGACTCAGATCGTTCACCCATAATCCCGCCGCGACAACGGACGTGGCGGGACAGCAACGAAGGGTGCGAACTATGCAGCGGATGGCAGGGATTCCGGCGTGTGCGGACGAAGACAAACTCGAGAACATCACGCATTTTCCGGTGGCAGATCCGGTTCGGATTGGTCCCTTTGCCCGCCTATGGCGCGCCTTCGCCTCTGAGATGCCTGATCCACCTGACGCTCGACGCGTAGTCCCCATTCGTGGACGAACCGCGCGTAGGCGACGATATGATCCGCCGCGAACGGTTCCCGCAGATAGGGAATAGCGAGCCTCAGCGTCGCCATGATCTTTTCGTCACCGCCATGCAGCAGCGGCGGTACGTGACCCGCCCAGGTCAGCAGCGCTTCCACCGGCACGTGAATATGCGATGCCAGTGCGCGCAAGGTCTCCGGTGACGGCCGGTGTGGATGCGTCTCCGAGAGGATATTCCCAATCGTGCTACTCGCGATACCGGCCCGCTGTGCAAGATCGTTCTGTGAGATGTGCTGGTCAATGAGCGCCTGACGGATCGCCTGTCGAATGCGCTCAATACCCGGCGCGGCCTTCGGCACGTTCAAACCCTCCGTTCAATGCCCCACGTCCAAGTCTGCAACGTTGAACGCTTACGCGCAAGCAGTGTTGACAAATCGTCCAATACGCGCTACAGTCACTTTGACGCATTGAACGGGGAGGCAAATGTGCGGTATCCTTTCTTCGACATCATCGCAAAGGCTGGTTTGCAGCAGCGCGCATTGGCGCGACTGATGAACCAAGACGAGAGCGTGGTAACGCGCGTGAAGAACGGGCGGGCGCGACCCACCTATCAGTTCATGGACGGAGCAGTACGCGCGCTGCGCGAGATCGGGTTGCGCAAGGCGGATGGCAGGTTCTTTACGGTGGACGATCTTTTTTTTCCTCCACTGTCCAATGCGTTGAGCGAATCGTGCGATACGGTGACGCCGGAAATGGTGGCACTGTGATGGATGCTGACCTCGCCAATCCCACCGTCCACGCCGCCCTGATGGCCTTCTACGCGGACGGCTCCCACGTAACTCCGTCACACGATAACGCACAAGAGGGGCGAAATGCTGGTTTTGTACCGGGAAGGAAGGAGGTGAATACGACAGATGGCACGCACACGGTACGACGGTCTCCGCGACGAGACCGACGGGCTCATGGATCGCACGGCACGGCTGTTACGGCTGCGCGATTACGTAGACCGGGAGATCGCGGTGCAGCACACGCGGACACGCACGGCGCTAATCCGCGAGGCGGAACGGCGCAAGGACGGCAATCCGCGGCGACTGGCGGCAATGCTGGGATCGAACGCTGATACGTCCGACCCAGCCCTCTGACATGGAATCTGGCTGAGGAGATTGTAGCATGTACAGACACCTTGTCAATCACATCACCGCCGAGAGCACCGCCACCATCCGCGCGGCGCTCCTCGACTGCCACACCCACGGCACCCCCGCCATCATCACCTTCACATCGGAGGGTGAGGACTGCGGCGTGCTGGCGGAAGTCGCGGACACCGGGCCGGAGGTCGTCACATTGTTTCCGTTCCAGGCGGGAATGCTAGTAGCGGTGGCGTGGCGGGCGATTACGTCAGTTGAGGCGTGGACGGGAGGCATTGCATGACCGCTTTCACGCCAGGGCCGTGGCAACTCGACCTCTGGCCAAAACTCCGCATGGAGCATGAGCCTGTCATGAGCGCGTGCATCGTGGAGCAATCAGGCGGCGTGGTCGCAGGGCTCAACGGCTGGGACGAAATGAACGAAGCCGATGCTCGTCTCATGGCGGCCGCGCCCGATCTGTACCGCGTACTCAGTGGCGTTTATCGCGCCCTCATCGGAACATCCGTTATCTCTGGTAGAGCAGAAATGATCGCGGACATTGCACTCGTCCTTATGAAAGCACGCGGTGAAGCATGAGCAACAACCGTGACGCCGAGCGCGAGTTCTTCCGCAAGGTGGACGAGGGCACCGCGACGGCCGAAGACATCATCAACCCCAACGACGACGTGCTGCGCCTCCTCGCCGCCGCATGGTTTGAGAAGCCCGTCCTGTGCGTCACATCGGGTGATCTGGAGATCTATCGGGCACGGTGGGCGTGGCTGATCGAGCAGGTATTGAGACGAGCGGAGGAGAAGCATGGACTCGCACCGGCGGCATCTCCGCTCGGTTCCTATTTCATCTACGGCGGGGAGAGCAAGCGATGAGTGATCGCTGGACCCTGACCTCCGAACAGACAGCCATCCTTGCGCACGACGCCCTGCTTGCGGCACGGGGCGCAAAGAAGGCGCAGATGGCACCTGCCGATCCCATCCCCGCCCTGCATGCCGGGGGCGCTTTGTACGAGCCCTCTCAGGCCGCGCCACGACACAACGGCATCCTGTTCGCGGTGATCGTCGTCCTGACGCTCCTGGGGGCGTTGGCAGGCCTGGTGAGGCGGTTACGAGAGCCGCTTGGCATGGCGGCATTCGCCCTGATCGTCGCGGTGGCTGCGATCATGGCAACGCGGGGAGGGCGCTGATGGCAACAGAGCCAGAACCCCTCCCTGCGTGGTTGCTTCTCTTGATCCCCACAACAGATGCGGCGCGTGCCCAGGTGGAGCGCGAAATCAAGGTCATCCGCCACCGGCACGCGCTCCTCTGGCGCGACAAACCAGTGCCCGCAGCGCGCCCACTGAGTCCTGAGCGATGCGAGGTACTGCGGCGCGGCCTGAGCACGTTCGAGTGCGACGAGCGCAGCGGCTACCGGCCGGTGCTGCACCTTGAGGAAGTGGGAGGTGAGCAATGAGCGCGCAGTCGCTGCCCGCATGGCTACCGGAGGCCATCGCGCGCTACGAGGCGGGCGAAAGCTCGCACATCCTGAAGGCAGCGTATCACGCGGACGTCTCGCACTGGTTCGCCAAGGTCGGCATGGGATTACGTTCGAAGGCTGAGGCTGCGGCGCTTGCTAGGGAGCGTCAATGGGGCGGTATCGTCCTGAGAAGCGCCTGCCCGGAACGCATCACTGAATGGATCAATGCGGGGCGGAACGCGGCGCTGGAGGACAACATCGCGCGCCTCGCAGTGAGTAACGCCGATGACGAAGCGCATGCACACACCGCCCTCATCATCGGGCCTGCATATTGGTCTCTACGGTGGGGGCGTCGATGAATGCAGAGCCACGGGTAGTCACCGCGACCAACTTCCAGCGGAACATCGGTGCACACATGGATAACGCGCACGCGGGCGAAACGATCATCGTTGCGAATCACAGGCGCGTTCGGTTGGTGCTGATGGGCGTGAAGGAATGGGAGGAGCTGGTGGAGGCAAAGCGGTATCTCGGCGTGCTGCGCGAGGAAGCGGCGCGGCGGAAGAAGGCGATGAGCGAAGGACAGGGGAGCAAAGATGGTGACTGAGAGCAACGATGAAGGGAAGGTGGTCGCGTTTGACCTGTCCCGCTTCGTGCGAACGATAAAGACGCGACAGGGCGATCAACGCTATCTGAATGCCCGCGGGCGGCTGGCATGGCTCCGGCATGATTGGCCAGCCGCCAAGATCGCGACGGCGCAGATCGAGGCAAGCGACAAGCATGCGCGCTTTCAATGCGTGATCGAACTGCCCAACGGCGCGACTGCAACGGGACATGGATCAGAGACTCTCCAGGACTTCCCGGACTTCTATGAGAAAGCAGAGACAAAGGCGATGGCGCGGGCCTGCGCGGTGCTCGGCTACGGCACCGAGGGCGCGTTAGACCTGGACGACGACGAGCCCCTTGATGGTCTACCGGCCGCCAAAGGTGAGCGCGCGGCACGGCGGATGGATGATCGGCAGCGGCAACAGGTGGACGCGCAACACGCACAGAACGTGACGCCGGCGCAGCCACCGCCCTCGAACCTCCCCGCAACCCGTAGGGCTGCACGCACCATCGGTTCCGCGCAGGATGCGCCTGCGGGACCGTCAGACGATGACGCGGTACTCAGGGACGAACTGCGGGAGTTAGGGACGCGCGGCTTCGACTTGAATCGGTTCTTGACTGGCAGGAACAAGGAACTTGACGATCTCACCCGTGGCGAGTTGGAGGGCATCCTGCCGACCGCGCGTGAGGTCGTGCGCAAGCGGGTGGAGAAGCTGACGGCGCAATCGTAAGAATCGAGCATGGTAGATGGCGTTCTACACCCCGTCGCATAGCGACCTCGCCCGACATCGGAAGACGAAACGGTTCATGCGTGCCCTCGACGTTGGCACGGTGGCCGCAATCGGGCATCTCCACCTCTTCTGGCACTGGGTCTTAGAGTTCGCCCCTTCCGGCGACATCTCCTTCGACCGCTTCACCTGCGAGGACATCGCGGACGGCGCACTCTGGGAGGGTGACGCCCTCCCATTCCTCGAAGCACTCGTAACCTCCGGGTTCGTGGATCGTGAGGCTGATCGCCTTGCGGTTCACGAGTGGGATACCTACGGCGGCAAGTTCCAGAAGAAGCTCGCCTACGACCGGGAACGCAAGCGTGCCAAGGGGAAATCCGCTGACGGCGACGGACTTCCAACGGACATCCTAGAGCCTTCCAACGGAATTCCACGGAATTCCACGGAAGAAGATGGAGCGCCTCGGAATTCACAACGCAAAGAAAAAGAAAAAGAAGAGAAAGAGGGATTAACTC